AGCCCTTACGTACCTCCTCAAGGTGACGTTCTTGCTTTAGGTACTCAAGTGCAGCCTGATGTTCTATTACTACATCATCCACAGCATGAAATGCATAGGCAAAGCTCTCAGTGTAATCATTATTATCAATCATTTCCTGAGTGGACTCAACTGTAGCATTTTTATATGCTTCTTGTCCATTAGCAAGGATTTGCCAACACACATCACTGTATCCATCATCACTAACTCCAGTGACACTATTCAACAAACGCATGATATATGCTACTTTGCGGTTCGCTGTTTTAGAAAAATTTTCAAGTTGCGTAGCAGATAAACCACTCTCCTCAACAAGCCAACGACCTGCCTCTTCATGGCCAAGGCCATTAAAATCCATTTTTTCAATTACTTCCCAAAAATCCATATTGTTTTGTTATTATTAATGTTGTTAAAGGTATAAGGCGTATTGAATAACATCACCATCCCAATCCTCAAAAATTTCTCTAAATAGTTCAATCATTTCTTGACGCGCTGATTCATCACGATTATTTTCTGCCTCATGATCAATGTTACGCAAACAATCTTTTAGGTCGGCCATTGTGTTTTCAAACCGGCAGTAGCTCATATTACCCATCCTTTTTTATTTTAATATACGAACGAATTTTCAATCTTCACGGGTCAAAAAATGATTTTCAAAAAGGTGTTGATCAAGATGCTTAACATTAGCTTCTAATTCATCAGTAGTCATGGCTTGGAGTAATTCATCCAAAATTACCTCAACACCAACATGTTCAACCATTTCACTCAATATATCAAACAATTCATTTCTCATCGTCCATTAAATTCAAGGTAAGCCATATCAGCGGCTTGTTCAACTGTATAACCATCATCCAGCAATTGCTGGAACAATTCATCTATTTTGTCTTCCATTACCGTCCAAATACATTATACAATTTCAAAACAAAACTATCACTTTCAAACTCTACATTAGCAACCTCAGCATAACCAATTAATGTATTAGCAGTTGAAACTTTAACATCAGTACTCAATTGTGCTTTTTGTATATCAGCAATAATTGTTTTATACAGAAAGGGGTACTGCTCCTTATCTGCTTCAAGCTGTTTACGCACTTCAGGAATTAATTCATTCAATAAACTCATATGCTTTAATCTTATACCGTAAACATACGAACGAAAGATGAGGACTCAAAGGTCCTCATCTCTTAATTGATTTTTAGGTATCAAGTTACCGCTGGTTGATAGTATCAAGTTCTCTATTCAGAGCACCTGTAACATCAAACGACTTAGCAACACGCCTAAACAGGTAACTTGCATCACGGTTGGACATGACTCGAACAAGCTCTTCAAGCAAGACGGAATCATTGCCAAACACATTTTTCAGAGCCACTAGCTCATCAAAACGACGCATACCTCCTGGTTTGGTGGGGTTATCTTTAGCCATTGTGTATTTGGGTTAAGATTAAACTGTTAAACCGGCTGACCTTCAGCCGGCGCAAAAAACGAATCGTTGTAAATGTTTTGGATGATAGTACAATCACTATCTTCAAATAACCAACTAATATGTGGGGCAATTACATTAATATCATTACCAATTTCAGTAATAATTTTCATAGCATCTAAACCAGTAGCGGCTTCTTTACCACTACCGTGTTCACGTCTAAACACATCTTCAAATGCACTAGCCAAAGCATTACAATCATGTCTCATATTAGTACACATTTCGGCCAGTGTACTAATTTCATTCATATGATCCAAACACTTAGCATCATTAGTTTCATCAATAAGGCGACGTGCTACAATACAAGCATCATCACACATATCATTAACAAAATCATCTGCAATTCCATCCAGTTGCTTTCTAATTGTTGTTATAAATTTATCTGTACTAAATACCATTATTTTTAATTTTAATGTAACATCAGGGGGACGGAGCCGGATTGCTCCGAACCCCCCTCTGCAACAACACAAAACAAATCTTTATACTTGCTCAAAGCTATATTCAACATTATTAGGGCGGAACAGTGAGAAGTAAATCTTATCACCAACATCGCCTCGACGGTTCTTACTAAACACCATGTAACGTAAAGCATCACGTCCACGACCATCAAACTTGAGCTGAGCCATAGCTGTGGTCATGTGCTTAATACGATTTGAACCCGCAAAATCACCACCCTTAGTCATTTGCTGAATATTAATAAATGCGGTATGCTTATTACGCTCATTACCTGCCTTATTATGCTTATCCATCAAATCAAGCAACCATGATTCAGCCTTCTTACGCGTCCAACCATTCTCCTCCTGAACCATATCATTCACCTCAGCCCAGCTATCAATCAGTACAATATCAAATCCCTGATTAAGTGACAATTCAATAGCGCTCTTTGGGTTTTGAGGGTAATTTTGCATAAACAAAATGGGCAAACGACCAAACTTGGGGTAACGCTTTACGTAACCAAACATATCAATTTCGTTCATCTCGCCCGAGATAAACAACACACGCTTGCCCTTGCTCTGGAAATTAGCAAGCAAATCAAGCAATACGGTACTCTTACCTACACCTGGATCACCAATCACAACAGTATTAGTACCAGGGAAAATACCACCTTCATTACTGAGTACAGTATCTACAATAGTACCACTTTTAACAGGTGTAAACAGTGAAGGATCAAACTTCACGTCATGCATTTTAGTAAATTCTACATGCTTAAGCACCGTCTTGGGTGCAACAGCATTCTTACGAGGTCGTCCACGTCCAGCCATTTTGTTTTGTTTTTGTTTGTATTGTTTTAAATTCATTTCTTAATCTTACCCTATAAACATACGATAGATTTTTTTAATATCAAAATCCCTCACCTTTTTGCTTTTTCTAAAGCATCAAAAATAATATTTACAAATGTACCATTAAAACTCCTATCACTACCAAGGTCTGATTTTTCAATTACCTCAATGGGGGACATGCCACATCCTTTCGCTTTAAGGCCCTGGTAAATCTCATTACACAGAACCACAATGTTTACTTCTTTTGCCATTTTCTTAACTTATGATTGTGAATATAAGGTAAAAAATTAGGGAAGCCAAAAAGCACTTACTTGCTTTTTCTATCATCCACCAACTGTCTTCGTACTGTCTTTTTTTTCTTCCTTGCATTACGCTTTTTTACTTTAATATTTGATGGCATACGGCTAAAATTACCCATACCATCCATATCCATTTCATCTGCATGTAATGTATGCCTATCAGTATTAGCCTGGTCCTTATGAGCGTTATTAATCATAGTAAGTAAACCAAACATATATGCTATAAAAATAGCACTACCAATCAAAAACATAATTATGTTCATCGCTTTCTATTTAAGTCGTTTCTACGTTGTCTAATTGCAATTGAAAATGCTAAAATAGAGGGTACCCAAATTCCAACAAATATTCCTTCTAGTTTGTTTCCTGTAAACCATAATGAAACGGAGTATAAAAATGAAACAAACGCTAATACTATAGGGTAGTATACACCCATGAATGTTTTGAATCTATTCATAATAATTAATTTAATAAGTTTGTAGTTCTTGCTGGACTCGAACCAGCGACCCTCTCGGTGTAAACGAGATGCTCTGAACCAACTGAGCTAAAGAACCCCATTCGCCTCACACGCTGTAATCCCGGTCGGGCTTGAACCGACGACCCACGCCTTAAAAGGGCGTTGCTCTACCAACTGAGCTACGAGATTATAAATGAAAATGAAGGAATGGGTAAAGAGTTATTCAGGCTCTTAAGCGCGGCAAGCAGGCGAATAATATTGGTAACTCATAACGGCACATGAGGATTGTTAATCCCGCATACCTGTCATTTGTTTCACTTCATGGCTGCTAACCCCAATTGAAGTTCACAATATCGACTAGTAGAAATTTAGTTTCTAACCACACAACCACACCCTAATAAGCCCACCTAGTCTCACAGCGCTTGCTGTAAGTAAAGCTGCCCATTAGCATGTGTACTTTGTTCCCCTAAATCATAGGAACACATTCAGTCATACCCCCCCGTGCGTGATCAGCGCGGTGGGGTTTCCTTCATTTCATTTGTAGGAACGGCAGGAATTGAACCTGCGACCTTCAAGATATAAGCTTGATGCTCTAACCAATTGAGCTACGTTCCCATATTGGTGCGTCATAAATTTACGCAGTGACGTCATCAGCGAATTAAACCAAGATTTCAATGAACTGTACTCCCTACAGGATTCGAACCTGTGACCCACAGCTTAGAAGGCTGTTGCTCTATCCAACTGAGCTAAGGGAGCATGCTGTGTACCCGGGGCGGGGCTCGAACCCGCACTCACCGTTCGGCGAAACAGATTTTAAGTCTGTCGTGTCTACCTATTCCACCACCCGGGCATACTATTATTTAGTTGCTAGCTCCATAACCATGTCAATAATTTTATTAATATCATTAGCGTTCAACTTACCATACTTGGATTCATGGCGCTCAGTGAAGTAATTTACCTTTTCACTGTTTGATTTGGAGATGTAGTAGGCAATTTTTGGCAGGTACCCATCTGCATATTTACGGTTTTTCATGTTGTTGTTTTTTGGATTTCTTTATCAACCTTACTTCTTAAATATACGATTGAATTCTCATTTTCCCAAATTTCTTTGCTTTCTCTTTTCCTTATTAACCGCAAGCTGTTGCTTACTAGGAACCCGTTCCTCCATTTCAGCCCGAAACTCCCTAATAAACTCCTCACAGTCACGGCGAGTCATTTTTCCACCGTAACGTACTACTCTTTCAAAGTGGTCTTTAACATTATTAACATCACCTCTAACCATAGCATAGGCTAGGTCATTCATGGTGCTACTATAATTCCGGCGGCGCCGGCGGCTATTGTGATCTCTCATTTTAATATGACGTTTTATGACTTTATTATGACTTATATGTTACCAATGTATGTATAATTGAATTAAAACCCAAATAACATGAAATACTTATTCGCACTAGCGGTAGTATTGTGTTTAGCGGGTTGCGCAACCACTAATACTACACGATCTACTTGTTGTAGTCAAAATTCAACTGTTACTAACTATGTAATGATGCCTGACGGGGCTGTTTATTCATGGGATAGTGAAAAATAAACGAGGGGGGCTTACGCCCCCCTCTTCTATATTTAGGCCGCTGCGGTTTCAGGCAAGTAACTGCTCGCAAGCTCCCACAAATCCTGGTTGAGCTTTACCTGCGGCTTGAAACCCTTCACGGGACGAGCCTTACGCTCTTTCTTACCAAGTGCATAATTGAACTTACCGTTCACGACCTTCTCTTGTAGGCGGTTAAACACCTCCCACAAACCATTGCCATTGTCCTCCTTACGGGTTGACTCAAGCAAATCCTCTACATCAACGACCTTATCAATCGTTTCAATATTAGCTGTTTTAAATCGGAGCAACGCTGCTTGACGAGCAAACTCAAGCATCTGTTCACGCTCCAATTCCTGCTCCTTCATATCCTCAACTTGTTTGAGGTAATCAGGAATCTGTTCTACCAAGCTGTTTACAGCACCCTTAATGGTTTCGAAATCGTAACCGTAGTGACGAACTCGCATTGAACCGAAGTCTTGGGACTTAACAACCATTCCATTGGAACAAACCAATCGGAAAATACCTACATCCAACTTGAATGCAGTAGTGCCATCGTGGCTATTAGTGAGCAACAGCTCAGGGTACTCGGTTTTACCCTCTTCCATGAAGTCATAGTTAACAAATTTGACCATGTGGCGACCAGTACCCGTACGCTTACCTCGTGAATTAACACGATAAGCATTAATTGGGGTCCAACCCAATTCCATAATATCCTCAATCACCTTTTCAGTAGGCACGTGGACATATCTATCCGTAATACCCAACTTCTGACGAAGTGCTGGGTTAATCTCTGGTGTTGCGATCTCAGGACAAATCATCTTGAGCTCACTCATAGTGAGTTCATCGCGGTTTTCGATCTTTTGATTGACCGTATTAATTAACTGCTGTGCAGTTGAAAATTGTGTGTCTTGTACTTCTGACATAACTTTGAATTTGTGGGTTTTTTAACTAACTTTCTTCCCTAAATATACGATTGAATTTTCAGTTAACCAACTTTCTTAATAAAACTCTTTCCTAATCCGATTTCTAAAATAACAGCTTTCTCTGGAATACCAGGTATTTTTGTTTTTACGTCTAATACTTCGTCAACATTTTTATTGCGAATAACTTTTTGCTTTACTCTAGCGTTGGAGCGATTTGATGTTTTAAATGTTACTACAACAGGGTAAATATATGATCCATCTCTAGTCATTATGTCCACTCATTTGAATATGCGAATCTACTATTTTTTCTTACCTTTCTCAAGTGGCTAATGTCTTCCCCTTCTTCAAGTGAAACAATTTTCCCAGTAAGAGGACCTTCATATAATAGGTTTGTACCACTGTATAAAATTGGTCCTTCATATACTTCACCCCTAATACGTCTATTCCCAGCATATGATCTAAATGTAAAGCAAGTGACTTGAACCCAATCTCCATTGCTAGCGTTTTCTACTTCAAGAAAATCAGCAACATTAAAATAATATACTAGATTTTTACTCATCACACATATGATCTTTTAAAACTAACCCTATTATCATAGCTGTAGCTAAGATAGTACATACTATTATTTGTTCTTGAGGCATTATTTTTTATTTAAAATCATTTTTTACCATCATATATGCAACTACGGGAAATGCCGTGCAAACATATATGCCAAATGTCATCCCAAATATATAAGGATTTACGTTTACTTCATTAATAACAAAAAATGTAATACATGCCCCTAACATAAACTTAACAAACATCCCTGTTTGAATTATGTTTACCGAAGAAGGTCCGGATATTTGTCTAGAATACCATATAAACATTCCACTTACAAGTGTAAGGAAGGCACTAACTCCAATTGCTAATAAAAAACCACTCATTTTTCAATATACTCTTTAAATATAGGAACATCCGATACCCTAACCAAGGTTCTAAATTGACTTTCTCTAGTAAGTGGTTTAGCATCATCATAAGATTCGCTAAATGATGGTTTACCACCTCTTAATCCACTAAAAAATTGTGCTTGATCATTGCAAACAATGTAAGCTCTTTCCTGCTCAACGAATATATCGCTGAGGTCTGCCCAAAACCTTTTCATTAATTAATTAACCGTTTAGTTGTTTTTTTTCAGCTTTATTTTTATTCTGAAGTGTAATGACAGTGTCAATACCATCCCTTGCTTCGCCTAATTTTTCAATTTGCTTACGTAATTCTTCCATTATTCCAGGGTGTTCACCAATACCCACTGAATTATTTAAGTATAAGTCTATTGTAACTTCAGCTTCAGCTGCTACTGCTTCATAATACTTTTTTGCTGCTTCTAATTTGTCTAAGCTCATAGTTTATTTTGTTTAATTGTCTTGCTAGTTTAAATAACGGTTTTTCATTATGGTTAAACCATTGTTTAACTGCTCGTTTCCACCTTAGGTGAATGTAAAACTTTCTTAACCGTAATCCAAATTCTCTCATTTGTAAGTGTATATTACTTCAATATCATAAGTACAATCACTTACCCAATAGTTATTTTGTTTTAAATTCTTCATTTGCAACTATTTTATCCCTAATTTTCATTAAATAGGCACAGTCTTCATAACGTTCTCTAATTTCAAAGAATTCAATTAAAGCATCTAAATCATTAATTTTTTCCTCTACAGTCATAAAATCATTTACCACATAATCACCTCTAAATTCATTTGATGTTTTAAACATTTTTAATGTTGCTTCATTTGCTTTAGCAATAAAATCATCAATATCAACCTTATTTTCTGGGGCTAAACTAAACATAAAACTAGAAATATTTTTTATAAAGTCTTTATCTTTTTTCTTTTTATAGGATGACCATCGTTCTTCTTCTTTTGACATTACCTCGAATGAACTAAACATGTCATCTTTAAGATCCATTAATTCATATAATTCTTCACTTGGTATTACAATGATGAACATACCAAAATCTTCACTACCTTTTCTAAATACTTGTTCAGATTTGATTAATATTTGTTGGCGTTTTAACCACCCATGGCAACGTAAATGCTGAATACCATCTTCAGTAGATAAACATACTTCAATATATCCTTTTTTAAATGTCATAATTATCTAATGCTCTAAAATCATTGTCTGTAAACAAATCTTCTTTATCACCTTTTTGAACGTATTTTTGAACTAATTGTCGGATATAAATACGTTCTGAATCTGTTCCTCCTTCATCTGAGTACTGAGGATATATAATTAATTCAGCAGTTTCATCAATATCAAAACCATCTATACTCATTTCTGCTGCTTCAAGTAACATTCTAGTTGGAATAGGAGCACTTAATTTACTATTTTCTCTTTCACATTCCATTCTAATTCTAAAACTAATATCACAAAGTGCCTCATTAACTTTAGGATCTAAATTAGGATACTTAATATTAAGCAATTTCATTTCTTGTTCTTTATTGAGAATATCCATCTCAATAACACTAAAGCGGTCAACCAAAGCGCGGTCGAGCATACGAGCTGCTGTATACTCAAACCCAATATTGGCTGTAGAAATGAAGCTAACACCATCAGCGACATCAATAACAGGGCTGTTTTCCTTTTCATCTAATCTAAGTTTGCGTATATTAACGTCAAGAACTGGCATCAATATATTCCATGCCTCGGGATTTGCTCGCGAAATTTCATCAAGTAAAATAACAGAATTTGGCGTTTTTAATGCAGTCACAAACGCAGATTCCTCAAAATATGTGCCGTCCTTAAAGTAAGTATTACCAATAAGAGCTGAACGAACATCTTGAGTAGATCCTAAATTAAAGTAAAAAATCTGCTTATCTAAACGCTCAGCTGCTTTAAATACAATTTGAGTTTTACCAGTACCTGCTGGTCCAACAAACATAAGGTTCTTACCCTTATTGATACAGCGAGTTAAATATTTCCACTTAAGATCGCTAATAATAAAATCATCTGGTTTATCTATCATTGTAACTGGTTTAACAGATTTTGATTCTTGAACTTCAATATAAAAATTATCTTGTTCAATGTATTTAAACCCATTGCGGGTTCCACGTTGATATATAGCTAATAGTTGTTTAAAATTAATAGCTCGCTCAACGCGTTGCTTCATATCAGGCCTATCCTCAATATAATAAGGCTGATCTGTAAGTAAATCTATTGCTTTAACTTTTTTATCTGTATCGTAGTATCCTCTTAAAACTTGTTTATAATCCATACTGTGAATATACGAACAAAAAAAAGAGAACCAAAAGGCTCTCTTAAATTAGTAATATTTTTTTACACTATAACTATGATGTCTTCGATTATAAGCAGGAGGTAGTTTATTTTGAGAACTATCAAATGGAAATCCCTTTAAGTCACCTGGGTAACCAGGTTGGATAGGGTGTTCTACATCACTAGTATATTTATACTGATAATCTTCACTACCATCTTCCATTTTAGATTTATAAAGAGCCATAACATACTCCCTAATATATTTCCTTAACTTATCGTCCATCACCCCTTCATCTGGCCCTTACATACTTTAACTGCTCTACCAGATAGATATGCAGATGATTTTTCACCTGCTCTTTTACGTTTTGCTATATATGCCTTACCCTTAGCGCAAAGACCTTCTGTCATAACATCAAATATAGCTTCTCTGATTAGGTTTCTTACTTTATCTTCCATCACATATCTCCTCGTTCACGAGCCATATTTTTAATTAATGAGGTTGTTATTTGGCCTAAAGCTAATTCTTGAGCTGTGTTAAAAAGATTATAATTTTTAGCTATTTCAATAGCATCTATTAAATTAGTAACTGCCTCTGATCTCATTTCTTCGGTATTATCTTCTATTTCAGCTAACCGACGCTTGTGGTTCCATTCGTGTACGTTAAATTTACTCATGTTGATAAAAAATATATTATTGTTACAGCTAAACTAAGTAGCATTAAAGCAAATACTACTGGTCCAGCGATTTCGTTTTCTTCTGGTTCTTGATGTTCCATTAGTTGTATATAAATATTGAGGGGGCCGAAGCCCCCTCATGACTGACTGATCGTTTTGTCAGTTTATTTTATTTTAAGTGATTTTGGTTTTGATTCATTAGCATATGGGACAGCAATAATTAGCAATCCGTTATTCATCTCGGCATTTGCTTTAGCTAATTCAAAGCGACGAGCTACTTTCCAACCGAAATTAAAGCTTGATTTTTTAATTCCGGAGTGATAAAAGCGTCTTGAACTATCGGATTTTTTCTCCTCACCTTTATCATAGGAAATTTTTAAGATATCTCCTTCAATAGTAATGTCTACATCGGATTTATCTAGCCCAGTACAAGCTACTTCAAAAGTTAGCCCGTTTTCATCTTCAAATACGTCTACTGGGTGTTTTACTGAGCGGTTATCTGGTTTATTAAAAACCGCATCTTGGTCAAAAAAGTTCTTTACAAGAACGTCTAGTGGCGATACAAATCGCGGGTCAAATAGGTCAATTTTATGTACCATGTTATTTAAGTTTTGTGGCCCCTAAGGTGCCGGGTTAATTGTTTTTGATTGTCTTGCGATCAATCAGTCGTATATAAATATATGAAGGGGCTAAAGCCCCTCCAAATAATGTATATTATATTCTATTAGCCAGCTGATACTAATAATACTAATTTACCATCTAAATTACCCCCAGTCCCTGCACTTTGGGTAGTAAATAATCTGCCTGCTACTCCTGGGTCACTTGAAGGTAACGATTCAAAACTAATTTGCGTAGTTGCACCAAAGCCGACATGTTTCACTGATAATTTACCCAATGATCCTGAAACTATACTAGCTGAATCAATTAACACTGCTTCTGTTGGGGTAAAAGGCTGGATTGAATTAACTTTAAGGGTACTCATTTGTGTATTTTATTATAAATATATTAAAGTGTTATAGAAACGAAAGATCCTGTTGAAATAGACATTGAAACAGGAGAAAGTATTGTTATCGTAGGTCCTATGTATTGATGATTTATATTATGTGGAATTAAAATATTATTAGCTATAGTGTTAGGGTTACCATAACCCGATAATCCTAATAATAAATCATTTACATTGACTTGGCCATCTAAATTAATATCTCCTTCTTCAACTCCCCCTTCTACTCCAGATGAACTAAAATTAGCTAAAAGATCTAATAAATTATTTACATTAAATCCTCCACTACCAGCATCGAATTCAATTTGCTGATTATTACTTACTACTCTAAGTGAACCTGTAACTTCAGTAGAACCAGTAATTGCAATAGCACTTCCCTCTAAAGTTGTTGGAACATTACCCGCTCCTAATTCAAATGAAGAGGTTTGTACTTTCATAAGTGCAACATCTGAAGCATAGTGCCAAGATTTACCTGCTACACTTTGTCTAATATAAACACTATCATCAGTAGGGCTTTTAAACTGTTTAATTCCTGTTCCTAGTGGTTTTCCATCCTTAAGGTCATCTAAGTTAGATTTACTAAATGCTGTACCTCCTATAAAAATAGTATTAGCATCAAATTCACCAGTAGATGATGAAATTGTTGTACATATTATCCTACCAAAAGAACCAGTGGCACCAATATTTATATTGCTACCACTTATGTTGCCTGTATATTCTGATATTTTTACTGTGCTCATTTATAGAGGGAATGAATAGATTCTGTTATAAATATAATTAGGTTATTAAGAAATTACCTTCATCCGTAATTAATAATTCTCCATCATCAGTTATTAACTCTAGGTTAGGAGTTGTTTTAGAATCTCGTGGAAGCACATATTTAAATCCAGCCGCCGGGACATCAATCGATACATTAAATATATTTGATATATTATCCGCTAAATTATAAATATTTTCAGCTATAATATTATTTTGTACTAGTAACTGTTGATTAATTAAGTCTCTTTTATAGTTTTCAAATAAACGTTGTTCAGCCATATATAGCTGTAGAGCTTCTCTATCATTAAGGTGGTGATGTTGTAATTTCCACTCCTCAAAAGTCATATGCCTATTCCATAGTCTTGGCTGCATTATATTACCCTTTTAATATTAATTTTACTAGGCAATTCCTTAATCTCTTTAGAAATCCTATTATTCATTTCTAATAAATATCGGTTAATTTCTCCAGACATTTCTTTCCTAAGATTATCTAAATATTCTTTATTTTTAGAATTAAGATCCTTATTTAAATCACTTAGTTGAACCCTAAGTTCTTTTTGAAAATCACCAAACTCATTCGTTAATTTTTGTTTAAACTCTAAATACTCATCAGATAATTTCTGATTGTATTTGGTTTCTAACTCATTATATTGTTCTTTAACAGTTTTTAATTTTTTAAATTCTTGTTTATATAACCATTTTGCTAATAAAAAATAGCAAATTATAGGGTATATTACAAATAATATTACTTTAATATATACCATGGTGGAATTTCTTTTTTTCGTTTAGGTAATTTTTTAAATGTTTGAACACCAGGATAAATAACTCCACCACACGCTATTTGTAGTGTTTTATCCTTATTAATTTCTACTATAGTGCCCTTTTCTAAAGCACTAAAGCAATAAAATTCTATTTTGTCTCCTATTTTCATTATCCATAAAAATAATGTGTAATCCAAGCTGCTAAACCATTAATATATAATACAACTAGATTCCATTGTTTTCTAACTAATACTTGACACATTACACATAAAAAACCAGCTATAAATAAAGCTGGTTCTAATGTCCATTGTCCCGCTACTAAAAAACCAGATCCCATATAACCAATTCGAGATGACATTCGTTCTAATGGTGTAAGTTTTCTATCACGCACCATTGATTTAAGTATCTTTCTCCACCAAATATGTCTACATTGTTTCATTTCCAAAAAACTTGAACAGCAACTAATGCAGTTGCTAAAGCTAAACTAACACCTGTTTTAGCTGTTATTCCCTCATTCATAATTAAGGAGGCAAATATAGCAAATATGATCATACCACAAGCGAATCCTATAAAGCGCCCGGGCCAGATTAAACCATCAAATCCTTCATAACAATACTTAGTTCCATAAATATAAAGATATGAAATGGGAATCCCAAATAACGCTAATATAAAATTATTATTTTTAAACCACTCACTAAAAAATTGACCATTTAATTGAAACCAAGTAATGATGTGCACAAATAAAAATATAGCAACACCTATAATAACTGCTTTTATATCACTCATTATTCTAAGTTTTTATTTGCTACTTTCTCATCACTAAACCGTTTTGTATTGCTTTCAATAACACGATTAGCAACTATCATACTCTCAGTATTAAGCCAAGCCTCAAATACTGTATCTGCGTGTTTAATTTCCTTAATTAAATTTAACTCTTCAAGCCCCGCTCCTCGCTTGACTGCTTTATGCATTTCTTTATTACAGATGTCTATACCATCTTGCGCTACATAAAATTTCCCCCTGCTGTCTGCTAATGTAACAGCCTTAGGAAAACGTTTTAGTACGTTTTTCTTTGCTAATTGAAACCTTTCTTTTTTATCCATTTTAATATTTTATTCGTCTACTCCATCTATCCATTCATCACCGTATTCACCTTCTTGTTGTTGACGACGCTTACGCTTTTTGTTCTTATCTTTTTTCCATTTAGCGTATTGGTAATCGTCATCTAGAAAATCGTCCTCGTAGTCCTTAAATGACTTGTTTCCAAAGTGATATTCTTTTAATTTGCCCATTGTAATTGAACTTTATGCCAGTAATGCTCTGTTGATTGTTTTTTATATCCTCTTGGCCCACCGTTCCAATTTCGAGCGATTATTTCATCGTTCGATATCTTGTGGTGGTAATCGCGCCAAATATAAAACATTTCCTTTGATAATCCACAATCCCAACGGTCTTCTTTAGTGAATCGTTGTTCTGACTTTTGTTTACGCAATATACGATTTATTTCTCTAACCATAACGGGTCTTATTTGTAGACAACCACAGGCGTTTTCTTTTTTATTAAACGCGTTTGGGTTACCAGCGGATTCAACCAAAATTAAAGCATCTACTAGCGATTTTGGTTTGTTTATTTTAAGTGTTTTAGTTTGTTTACTTGTTTGTATATACGGAGTAAGGGGTATGATGGGTGATAGTAAGCTTTCTTGTTTTTGCTCTATTGGCAATGCTACTAATCCTAATGCTAAAACTAAATGTTTCATATTCTATCTATAAATTCATCTCCATCTTCACCATCCCATAAACCGAGTTCTTTAAGGTGTTGAATATGAGTATCATCTAAATCCCAAGTTGGCTCCTCGTCTTTATTATTAGTGTTTTTATTTACTTGATAATCTTCCATTTGTTTAAGTTGGTTATCACTCCAAATATTACCTACATTTAAAAAGTAACAATTGTAACAAAGGAATTCTAAATTATCTCGTTTCCAATTTTTTTTATTACTATCTTTAAAATTAAGTACAAGTGGTACTTTAAAATCTACTACTCGCCTTTCATTAAACCCACAACTACTACAACATTCTTCTAAATAACCTTCTTGTATTAATCGTGATTTAAGTATGTCAACGGTATAGTGTGAAACATCTACTCTACCCTCTAATACATCTTCAAGCGGTGCCTTAATATTTTTCTTTGGCTTACCATAACCACCTAAATGTTTTTTAATACCCTTACCCTGACGATTTAAATGTTTATCAAATAGTGTTTTGCCCGTTTCATTATCATTAAATGTAAGCGCATAACGCTTATATACATTATATGAAACACCCAAATAACGAGCTGCTGCTCTATTACTTAAAGTATGTTTTTGGGCTCTTAAAACGTCGTCCTTTGTAAGGATTATTTTATTCATTTTAATGATTGGATCAGGTCCCAGAGTTCTTCTGATGTATCTGAAGGTAATTCATCACCTGTTTCTACATTATTTAATTGTAAAACTGATTCATCCCCAGTATTCCATTTTTCATATAACCACCAATGAATAATTTGGAGTTGATTTTTATTAAAATTAAGTTCAAGTAATGCTTCAATTGACTGCACAAATGGTTCTTCAAAATTAACAAAATCAATTGCATGTTCCATTTTAAGCATTAATGCTCTATCATTAGCATATTTATAATTTTCTATAAAACGGATAAATGCTTCTTTTTTAAGTAAACCTTTAACAGGGCGTTCTTTAGTAACTTTACTTTTAATCTTAAGTATATTTTTAAGATCCTGTTTTAATTGATCATTTGCCATCACTTGGTTGTTCATAAACTGAAAATAATTCTATTAATTGGTCTGGTCGTAATTGCTTAATCCCCGCAAACATATGGATAGCTTCAGATAATGATTCTGCTACTACTTTGCTTATTCTTTCCCCCCTAACCCCAGATTGTGTTGTTTTAGTTTCTAAAATATATGTTGTTTTACTCATTTTATCTGTTTAATAAGATTGACAGTACGAGAACAATTTTCATATTCTTCTACTTGTTCATAAAAATCTAATACAGTTTCTAGATTAGATTTAAATGATTCTTTAAGTATAGAGACATCCTTAATATTTCTACCATCTGATACCCTAGCCATTATAAAACTAGGTTTACCGTTTTCTAATGTTTGCTCAACACCGTCTAATATGCTAGAGTATAACATTTTTTGATACTTTACCTTATTGCTTGCGTCATTAAAAAAATCAGCAGGTAATGTTGGAATAATTCGTCTTTTTCTCATCTTATATTAATTTAAGAAAAAAGCTCCTAAAACCAAAATTTTTTATTATTCTCCTTTAAGAGCTTTTACAATTAAGTTTTTAAACTGATTCAAGGGAATATAATAACCTAACACGTTAGGATTATCCGTTGCCTGTCTTATATCAGGGTCAATGTTAACTTGTAAATCATATTTTCTAAGTTTAGAATTCATAGCTGATTGTACTTTTTCATTAACATCAATTTTTTCATCTGGATCAACTAATACAGTATCTCCTTTGGGAATTAATTGGATTTTGATACCTTTTTTAGTTGGATTTCTGTTTACATCTATTTTAATAGTAAAATCATTATCCCCCGTAGATAGTTCGGCCTCTGTAATATAATCATTAAGGGTTTCAAGAACTATATCGTGTAATTCCGTTTTTTTCATTGTGACTGTTTATTATAAATATTAAGAGATATTTTCTAAATAATCTTTAAGCCATTGTTTTAGATTTCCTTGTGGGTTCCACCCTAATATGGTTTTAGCTTTACTATTATCTGCTAGCGTTTGGAATGGCTCTAGTACTTCTATCCCATAAGATTTTTCACCACCAAAAATATCAGCAATTTCATTTACAGAAAAATTATCACCATTTCCTATGTTAAAGCTTTCCCCATTTAACTTATTAGGATGGTTTGCTGCTAATATATTAGCTTCTATAACATCGTCTACATATGTAAAATCTCTTCGTTGATCACCTGTATTTGTAATTGTTAGGGGGGTGTTTTGTAGGTGTTGTTGAATGAATATAGCTAGTACTAATTTATAAGCACCTTCAAAATTCATACGCTCACCGTATACGTTAAAATACCTAAGACATACTGTATCTATGTCATATACTTGAGAAAACATTTTACAATACTGTTCACCTATATATTTCTGCAACCCATATGGTGAAAGTGGGTTAGTTGAATGGGTTTCAGGAGTTGGAAATACTGTAGCATCCCCATAACATGAACTACTAGCACTATATACTACTTTTTTTACACCAGCATCAACACATGCTTTTAATAAATTTACTGTTCCTCCTACATTTATTTTATCAAATTCAACAGGATCCGTTATAGATGGTTGTACCCTTGCTAAAGCAGCTGTATGAAAAACTATATCAATTCTATTTAGCATACCACTAGTTATGTCCCTAATATCTTTATGTAAGAATTTAGCTTTTGGGTTTATATTTTCTTTTTTACCAGTAGATAAGTTATCTATAATAGTAACATCTACCCCTGAAGATATTAATTTATCAACTAATGTTGAGCCAATAAAACCGGCTCCTCCTGTTACTGCGGCTGTTTTAAAATTCATTTTACTTTTATTAATTCGTTTTGGTATTCTTTTAAAGAATTAATGGTTATAGTTAAATTACCTAATTCAAATTTTCCTATTTCACCACTATCTTTTATAATATCGTTTAATTTTTGTATTACTTGAAAATCTTGTTGATTAAAAGTATTCCCATCAATCTCAACTATAATATCTTTCCCCCCATTAGCCCATGGTTCTAATGCTTCTTCTAGTTGGGGATTAGGATTAGTAATATTAATACTCTTTTTATAAACAGGAGATATAATGGGTTTCATTAGGGGATCATGTTGAACTACAGTACCCCACTTTTTAATAAACTTTTTCATATTAGTAGTTGTGGTATGTAGCCATTCATCTGAGTTTTTACCAGCAGCACCACCAGCATGTTTATTAAATCTACTTCCACGGGAAGTAAAATGATATACTAATCCTTCCCAAGTTTGTACTACATCATATCCGTTTAATATAAATCGATTAAATAGATCACTATCTTCTTTCGATTGGGGGGCAAATAATTCATCATGTCCGCCAATAGCAAGAAAATCATCTTTATACATACACCAAGGAGCGAATATACCTTCTGTAGTTAGTACTCCGTGTTTTGGTTTATAATCGTTAGTAACCCAATTATTAAATTTATCTATATCAAAGTCTTCTACTTCGATTCCGAAATCAACTAACATTTTTTCGGGACCATCTGGGTGTAGGGGCGGTTCAACTCTAGTAGCGCTAACTACTTTACCTCTTTCAAGATGTTTAAGTATGTGCTTATCTAAATCGGGAGCTGCAACCATATCTGCGTGAAATGCAAATATAATCTCAGTTCTAGCTATTTCAATACCCTTATCAAACATACCAACTATACCAATACGTTCAGGTCCAGGGTTATGATAAGTTATTAAATCTGGATCATTTAATGAAGTAATCCATTCCTCAGTACCATCTGTGCTAGCATCATTTAATATAAGTATCTCATGTTTAATCGCGAGATTACGAATAGATTTATATGCTAATTGTAAGAATTCTAAATTATTCCTACTAGGTATTACAAAAGTTATTTTTTCCATTATTTCAATAATTCTAACATTTTTTCTTGGGTAAATTCTTTATGATATATTTCTTTAGCTTTAGCACTTACTTTTTTATAAAAATCAGAATCATTAGTTAGTTTTAAAGTTAATTCTAATGCTTTTTTATTATCAAATAAATCAATAGCTAAATCTGGAAATAATATCCTTTGTGTATCAGCTTTTTTCCAACCTATGCAAGGAATACCTAGATAAGCACAATTTAGGGCAAATGAACCTGAAGCCATAGCAGGCATTAACATATAACCTATTTTATATCTGCTTAAATTATACATCCAATCCGTCCAAGTCATATACTTTAAATAACTTACTCCTAAATTAGGAGCCATATCCCATGAGTCTTTAGGCATTTTACTTTCTCCCATAGGGGGGATATCTATTTCCATACCTGTATTATGGGCTAGAAGTATTTGAGAAAAACCATTATATTCCATAGTTAGGGGACCATTAATGATTACTCTATTTTCTTTAGGCTTAAATTTAGTTTTATCTAACCCTTTATCAGTCATAACGCTTCTGATAACTTTTATATTACCCCCGGGGAATATACCCTCATAAAAGGGTATATCATCTTCATTGGGAACTAATATACCATCTGCTTCCTGTAATTGATTATACCACCAAACTTGTAATTTTACATCAACTTGGTTCCACCATCCTATTTCTCCATCTTGATAAATGTATACTTTAGGAAATTTTTGTTTTAAATGTTCTACTATATTATTACAGTTTTCATAAAGATATTTTATATAGGGTTTATCAAACCCTCCCTTACCTATATTATATATTAAATCTCCATCGTATTTAGTGGTAGACTGAAGGATTTTAGTTATAGGAATATGATAAGCTTCTAGAAATAATAGTTGTGTTTCTAAAACTCTTAAATAGGGATAATCTACTGTAAATAGTCCCTCAAACCCCATTTCTGATGTAGAGTATTTTATATTCATATTAATTTATTAAATTTATCAGAACAGTGTAAACCAAAGTGTTGTACAAAATCGTACGAAGATAAATGTGATAAACCTAAATTATTATAATCTGGCTCATTAAATTCTTGCCATTCTATTGTTATATCTTCTGCTTTAAAATTATCTATATTTAGATAGTCTTTACCTGATGGCCCACATATATAAGTTGTAGCTTTTATATTTTTACATATATCTAATATTAGATCACTTCCATTAGAGTTAATATTAAAATCACTTTGATATACTATAGGTGTAGTAATATTAAAATTATCCCTAAACCAATCTATGATTGATAAGTTAAGGTTTAATAATGAAGTGTTTTGTAGTGCTGTATAGTTGAAAAGTAAATCATTAAATGAATCGGTAACTTTATTTACACCATATCTATTTATAAAAGTTGTTGAGATTTTTTTACACCAATTTTCATTATATGAAATTTCAACATTAGATATATTTTGATTGTACTTACCTTTAGTAATAACAGGAATAGTAATCCATTCTTTAGTATTATTATTTCTTATGTAATTTCTATTTTCAAAATATCTTTTTTTAAACTGAACATTATCTAAAATAACGTATATGTCCGCCTCTCTCATTTTATGAAAATACCCTAACCAAGGCATAAATTCAGGTTGGTGTATAGCTACTTTCATGATTATTTATTTAATTTATAGACTAAATACCACCAATAAACATTCCCATTATACATTTCCCTAGCTATATAGCTAGATTTAGATACTTTTATACCTTGATCTTTAAAATAATTTATGTGGTAGGAAAGAATTTCATTAGGATTTAAATCTGAAGTATCCTGTAAATTATAAAATTCTGAGCGTTTTTTAGCCCAGTTTGAATCCGGGTTAAAATTATAAGGTGTTGTGTTTAAATTGTGGATAAAAATACATTCTTTACTAAATAAATCTTTAATATAAGGGATCACATCAAAATATTCATATCTTTTAGTATTTTCCCCATAAACAGAAGAAGGATTATCACAATGTATTATATCAAAATTTTCTTGGTTATTTTTTATAGATGTTAAGACATCACTATTAACTGTTTTTAACCCATAATTTTGGTTAAGAACTTTAAGTTTATCAGAATTAATATCCCAACATACCGAGTTTTTACTAACTAGGGGTAATAAAATATTACTACACCAACTACCATCCCCGGCAAACATATCTAATGTTTTGGAGTTTTTAATATCAACTCCCCAGCCATTCATAGTTGTTATTACTTCTTTAATTCCATGAGTTCTATCTATTTCCTTATAAGAAATATTATTTGAAATATCTATTATAGCCATTTTTGTATTTTATAAATTTCGTAGTGGGGGTAATCATCAAAAACATAATTTTCTAATACATGAGCCCTTCCTATATTATAATGTTCATCACTTTGTAAATAATAACCGAGTTTTGTATATGATTGTTCTTTCTGAATATCATATTTATCTAATGCTTTTTTCTTTATAGCATATTGTTCGGCTGTCATTCCAACAAAAAAATTAGGTCTTAAACCAGCAGATGAAGGTGAATATATAGTTAAAAATCTATTGCAGTATTTAAACATACCTTTTGCTATTGTAAAACATGCTGTGTGGTCTGTATGACAATCTTCACCATCATGGGTTAATAAATCAAAACGGGTAGAAAAATCTATTAGTCTATAAAAATCATCTTTCATATCATCTAGATTTTTCCATAAGGTTCTTGCTTCATACCCTAAATTAATATCTATTAATTTGTTTTGAAGATCTTGGGGAAAATCTTTTTTATTTTCTTCCCAAACGTTAACTTTAGCCGGCCATGTTGTGGCAGTAATGATTTTTACTTTATCATACTCTTTATAATGGTTTAAAACATATCCATAACAGGCACATTCAAAATCATCAATATGTGCTATATATACTATTAAATCTTTTTTCATTTTATTAAATTTTTTATATCTGATAAGGAATTAATTAATAGAGTAGTATCCATACCTAGTGCAACTAAACCATAGTTTTTAAATTTGTTCTTAAATTCATCTTCTATATTAGAAACTATATGCACTGCTCTTTTAGGTTCAGGGATAATTGAATTAAATGTATTAATAGCATTTTGATATTCCAAATTATCCCATTCAGCTACACATCCTAAATCTGCCGTTAAATCATAGGGTCCTAACATATAATAGTCAAATAAATGATTTATTCTAGGTAACTGTGCTATACCCTCTTGAGTTTCTATTTGTGCTATTATTATAGGAGATATATTTTGGAGTAAGTGAGGTTTTTGTCCCCAAAGATTTTCTGTTACTAATCCTTGGCCCCTTTTTCCTTTAGGGGGATAAAAACAATTGTCAATAATATCACTTATTTTATCCTCTTCTACAGTAGAAAATATTAAACCCGAAACCCCTGAATCTAGTAAAGTTCGAATTTTAGTTTTATTAGGTTCTGTTAATCTAACAAATGAACGTTTATTGTGGGCATTTATAAGTTTTACTAGGGTTACTAGTGTTTCATTATTAAAACAACCATGTTCATCATCTAATACAATGCCCTCAAAATCTGTATTGCAGTATATAGTAGTTATTTCACTGCTGGGTATCTGTTGCCAAAGGAGTTTCATCTGCGAATAACTTCTTTAATTGTAAATTCTCTACCGGGGTTATCAATTAAATTACCATCAGTAATATATCCTTTATTAGCTATATCAATTATATTTTTTTCAAAAAATGGATATTTTATATGTTGAGTAACTTTAGGCAGGGAAGGGGGATTTTCTTTCATATCAGTTGGCCAATTAATTAACCAACCAGGTTCTTCCCAACTCCCTCCTTTCATTTGTAAAGATGGCTTTGTACCCTCCCATTTCCACATAAAATAATGTTTTCCTTGATTTCTATGACTATTCATATTTACTCTTATTTCTTTATGCTCTTCATCATCAGGGAATCTAGAAGTATTGTGTTGATTAATTATAAATCCACGATCTTCTACTAAATCCAGAGTTAAAGCAGGGTCATAATTAATTAACCTTCTATGTAAAATATCATTTATTTGAATTTTTTCAGGATTATGGTGGATTAAACTTCTTAAATAAAAATCAGCTTCTTTATTTTGTACCCCTGAAAAATTTTCATCCCATAACCCTACATTTTTTATCACTTCAGGGGTATAACCTACTATATTATCCCCCAAATAACCTACAACAAAATCAAATTTTTGTAGTTGTTTATCTATACATTCACACCAGTCGGGGTGTAATAGGGCGTCATTTTGCAAAGTTACAACATAATCACAATCTGGGTTATTTAAATCACGAAACCCATCTAATAATGCAAAATTAAAATCTGCCGCTAGGTTACCATTTGACCAATCTACTCTACATTGATTATGATGGACCTTTACTAACGATTTAAATTTATCATTAATAAAAAAATCTGAATGATTGTTTATTATATTAACTTCTAAATTATATCCTGATATATTACTAGTAAATATATTCTCTAGTAATTCATTTAGAACATCGTTTCTTTTATAAGTTACTATATATGTTTTAATTTTTTTCATTTTCTAATAAGGTTATATAATCAGAACACACACCAAATACATGTTTAGGGGCCCAATTCTGTAATGTTTTTTTATCTAAAAGAGGAATTATTGATTTATTATTAGCTTCATCTATCTGATGAGACCATATAATGTTACTATTCCCTATTATAGTATGGTTTTCTTTTTGGTGGTAAAATACTTTAAGGGGGGTATCTATTAATTTTGATAAAGCATTAAAATTTTTACAGTGAACCCATAAATTTTCAGATCTATCTTTTAACCATAATTCATTAATATTATACTCAGGAAAATCATGACCTAAATATAATTTATCAGTAAACCATACATCTATTTCTACGTCATAGCCTAAACTAATAGCTTTATCTATATATTCAGGAGTGTTTTCGTAAAGTGGATTTATACCATTAATATTACCCCTATGTGAAATTAGTTTCATAATTCTTCAATTCGTTTTGCTCTATCATCTATTACTAAATCAAAATAGGGTTTAGGGTTATTACCTACTCCCATAGTTAATTCATGGTATTTACAACCCCATTCACTTAATTGGGTCTTAGTATGTTCGGTATAATCTTTACCTGTCATAGACCCCCGGGCAGTCCAATATATTATTTTCCACCCTTCATCATATAGTTTATTTATTTTAGCTATATTTTTAAAATTAGGTTCGGATAAATCATATCTTCTTTCTCCAGAATAAAAGCATATAGTTTCATCAATATCTACTAGTGCTGTTTTTTGGTTAGTTGAGTTTTTACTCGCTATGTGAAAAGTACTTGTTCCAGTATTCATAACAATTAATTAAATCTGTTTTATTTTTTACTTGCTCACCTTTTATAATGGTATACCAGGCTTTATAGTTTTCTAGCTCACTAGGAGTGCCAAATACAGTAACAAAATCTGTATCATATATTCTAACATCTAAACCATCTTGAATAAGTAAATTATATACTAAAGTTACATAATATTCACCATTAGTGTGTTTAATTTTTCTATCAATGGTTTCTTGAAAATATTTTTTAATATAAGAACCTTTTCTAAAATAATAAGTTCCAGTAGAAGCGTGTTCATCCCAATGATTATTAGTATATGGTTCTTTTTCTTTTATTTCAACCATTTGATTACCTTTCATTTTACAATAAGCCATATAAGTAGAAGCTAATCTATGGGGATGGAATCCAGTATGAGTTAAAACACACCCATCTGTTTTAGTGGTTTTAGCCCATTTTTTAAATTTTTCATAATCCCATAAATAAGGATTATCACAGTAACATATTATGACGGGTTCATCATCATCAATCATATCTAAATAAGGAAGTACAGTAAATACGGGACCCCTATTATGTTCAGGCACAGATACAACATGGGAATTTTTATGTATTTTATTTAACCTATCATGCATATCTGTTTCTTTTAGATGGCGTTCATTGCATATAAAAATAAGTTCATCGTTTTTATCAAACATATTGACTACCTTATTTATAATACAATTATCATCTACCCAAATAAAAGGTTTAGGATTTTTATACCCTTTATTAACAAAACGTTGGCCTAAACCAGCCATAGGAATTATAACTTTCATAGTGATTTTCGGTGTTTTTCAAATTCTAGATTATCTAGTTTATATAAAAAATCTTTATTTATAAAATTACAATCGTAATTATCTCTTATAAAATCATAATAATTTTTCATGTTAATATACCATGATTCTTTACATTCACGAAAAATGTACTCATCAGGTGTTAAATACCCAAATTTTTTATAGGTTTTTTCTTTTGGGGGAATATAACCTTGTTTAATTCTAGTATGTACTAAACTATGTAAGTTTTCTAACTCATCTATATTATCAGAATTTACTATTAATCCATGATTTTGTAAAAAATATACATCATATATTTTACTTTGTTTAGATATAAACTCAAATAAATCTAATCCGGGCATTAATAAAGGAACAAAACAATAGTTTAAATCAGGATAAAGATTTAAAAGTATATTTTCACAATCTTTATTACTTAATATTTCTAGTAACTCATTAGGGTGTGTGTGAATAACATATTTTTTTAAAACACTGTGCATTCCACTTTCCATTGAGGGAACTGTATTGTTTTGTACAGATTCATTTAATATGTTAAAATATTTAGTGTCATCTAAAGTTTTAGTAAATGAAAAATATTCATTAACATAATTAGTATCTATATTACTCCATCCTTTAAAATAATCAACGTTTTCTAATTTAGTTCCACTTGATTTTATAAACATGTTATTTAAATATTTTACACTAATATTACCTGCGGGACCCTGAATATAGGAAGGATTACATCCATATTTTTTAGATAAAGATACTAATACTTTTATATTATTAAAATATTCAATTAAGTTATCTATAATTTTTTTAAATACTAAAGATTTAATAGGTTTAGATACAGATAAATTAACTACATTATCTTTTAAATAAAATTTTAAAATTAAATCTGCTTTAGATTTTTGAGATTCTATATAATGTTCGTCTTTTTTTCTAGAATTAATAGTTTTTAATACTTCTGCTTTAGATTTTCCTCTATGTTTTGTATCTCTTTTTATTTTCCATAATTTAGTTAACTCTTCATCCGTATCGACATAGATTTTAAAATCAGAAAGTTGTTCCATTTTATCACTATAGAAAGCATGTAATCCCTCATTAATAATAAAAGGTTTAGGTGAAATACAAACCGGGGGATCAAAAGCTCCTGTATCATGGTTATAATGTGATCTATAAATGGGTTTACTTTTAAGTAATTGAGAAATATGAAAATCCCCTAATTCTATATTATTAGCTTTAGGGTTAAAGTGAGTTACACTATCCCATGCAGGATTATTACGTTCATATTTATGGAGATCATCTGTGCTTAATATAGTACAATTTGACTTTCTAATACATTGAGCTAATATATTAGATATAGTAGTTTTTCCTACACCTGATTTACCTGAAATACTAATTAATATAGGTTTCATTATATTAACTTATTTATAAGATTCCAATCATCTTCTGTGTCTATATCTAAATTATAAGGAAAACCTATTTCCATCATATGGAAATGTCCCCCTATTCTATTTCCACACTCCGTTATAACTTTAGGTTTAAAAGTATATAAGTATGAATTTTCTTCATACCACACTTGTAAATCCTGAGTGGGAAGTAACTTTTTAGGGTTATGATTTAAAGGTAAACCATTTTCTCCCCAAAAACGTTTTTGTGTTTTAGTAACACCGAATACACTATCAAAATCTTTATTTATTAAACTAAAAGAATGATTAATATGCTCTACTTGCAAAAGAGGAGAGGTTACATGTATTTGACATATAGGAGTTGTAATATTATACTTAGTTATAAAATTATCTAGGATATCAACTACAGAAACCCTATTACCTAATAAATTAGAATTTCTTTTATAAGTAGTTACCCATGGTTTAGATTTGCATTTTTCTATAATAGAAGAAGAATCAGTATCTATATAAACTTTAAAAGATTTAAGTTTATCTATAGTATGTTCCCATAATGTTTTTCCTTGAAAAGATCTAAAATTCTTATTTGGAACTCTTTCTGAGATTTGTTTTATAGGGATAAAAACTATATTTTTACTCATAAAGTATTATATATAATATTTTTTATTTCTTCATCCATAGTAAATCTAGATTCGTTTTCTAAAATTAATTTAAGCATATACATTTGAGGTTCTTGGGCATGCCCCGCAGCAGTTGCTCGTTCTAAGGCATATCCTTCCTTATAACCCTTATGCCACCCATCTCTAAAAAACGAAACACCCATTAAATGAAGGCTATCAATATCATAATTAATTAATTCAGCTACTGCTGTAGGTCCTACATTAGGGCGGGTTTCAAGAGCCATGTGTATATTAAGAAAATATATTAAATCAGCAAAACAATGGAATTTAACTCTTCCTTCATTTATTGTTTCGAACTTAATATTATCATTATGGAAATAATCTAGATTTCTAGGGAATTGAGATGCTAACCATTCTACCCCATAATCTACCATACCTTCTACATCAAAGTCCCCTCCGTGGTGGTGATGATCCATCATACAATGCCATCTAATATCGGTTTTAGAACCATAATCTTCTACCATATTAGGTTCAATTTTCCACCCTTTATTCATTCTAATTACTACATCATGTGAATCTATAAATTCACCTCTTTTTTTTCCTTCTAAATAGGGGGAAGGACCTACTAATACAACACTTTTTCCCTTAAGAAAATCATTAAATTTTTTAGATATTCTCGCCTCATCTCTAAAAGACTGAAACATTTCCCATGTTAAATTAATTTTATAATCAGGCTTATCAGCCCCATTTCTGTCAGGTTCGGGTAAAACAAAATTTAAATATTTAATCATTTTTTATTTTTTATTGGCTCGTTGTATAAATTTATTTATAAGATGGGGATATGCTTTTTTAGCGTTTTCGGCTAAATTATCCCGGTCATTTTCATTAACTTTTTGGGCTAAAAATTTAATATAAGGGTTAGGTTCTACGTTTTTATCTTGAAAGCCCGCAGGGAAATGCTTATATCTTCTACTTTCACACACTACTAAATTTTTAACAGCATATTGTTGAATATCATAACCCATTTGTTTCATTAATTGAGAACACTGTAGTACATAAGTATCATCTAATCCATATGATCCTAATTCATCCGGGATATCTATAAATTTTAATAGATTGGAAGAAAAACAGGTAAATAAACCGCCTGCAAATTTAAAATTAGGAACTGTTTTAATATCTGTAGAATCTATATTAGTAAAAAATTCTGAGTCTAATCTATAAGGGTCAAATTCTTTATAAAATCTTACTTTTCGATTTGGGAAATCTTCAAGATCTATGGGTATATTTATGAATCTTTCATTAACTATAGAATCCCAGCTATTATCCCATAATTTAAGAACTTCTCCCGAAATAATATGGTAATTTGTGTTAATGGATTCTATAGCCCTAAACATATAATATAGCCCCCATATAGGAAAAGCAATATCAGGATCAGCATAAAGAAAATGAGATACTTGGTCTGAATATTGTCTTATACTGTTTCTTCTTTTATCATTACACCCAGAACAGATATCACCATGACTGATTTCAAAATAATTTTTATTAGTCCAATCAGATCTTATTTCAATAGCTTTAAATTTATCAATAAAGAATTCTTTAGGTAAAGAACTATTTTCCCAGTCAGTAAATTCATCCGATAGGTTTAAAGTTATATCTAGATTTACTTTATCGGAGTTTTCTAAAAAAAATGAACTCCTATGTAATTGATCACAAACTCTTTCTAAGCCATCTATTTCTCTAGGAAGAGCATGGATTAATATTTGAATTGTACTCATAAAATGTTAAAATCCTTAAGTTGTGTTATGCAAGAATTCCAATCAGTAAACCTTATTGCTTTATCATCAATATAAGCTACTGCTCTTGGCTTTTCAGCTGTTACTTTGGATATATATTTATCTAAATTATGGTGTTTTAGCCATTCCCAAACTAATTGGGTTCCTGTTTTACCATTTACTAGTCCTCGGTCTGGTTTAGCTTTAGCAGTATAACAAATAAGGGTATATTTCTCTGATAGGGTTTTAAGAGCTTCTTCAACTCCATCTACTGGATCATCATATACAGTCCCATCATAGAACCCTTTAGAGCATTTATGAATTACTTTATCAAAGTCAACCCCTAAATTAACTTGCTCATCAGGGTAAGAATGTTCTCTAATACCCTTATTCCAGTTAAGTTTTTCAAGTTCTTCAGGAGTATTTCTACCAATAGGGGGACATTCAGCTCCTGATCCGTGGGTTAATTGGTAACTTAAAAGGAGTGTTAATACCTCTGCTGTGTGGTAGTAATCAGCACCTAAAACTACCTCAGTTAAATTAGGAACCTTTTCAACTAAAGGATATGAAGTAGTACATGCTATTTGTAAGCCATTTTGCTCTGCCCACTGTAATGCCTTAATGATATCTGTACTTTTACCTGAAGAACTAATACCCCATACTAATGTGTTTTTAAGTTGGGATTTGGTTCTGTTTCGGGTTCTAGCTTCTAGCCATGAAACCATCCATTGGTCCCAGTTTGTATCGTTAATAAGTGAAGTATTAACAATAGCAGACCCAGGTGCTACAGCATTTTTCTTTCCGTTAGAAAGACGAGTAATATCTACTGCGGCATGGTCAGCTATAGCTAAGTTACCACCATGCCCTAATACAAATATTTCATTGCACTGATTAAACTTATCTTGGAGTGCATTCCATTCAGCGGAGTTTACAGTTTGAACAAACTTATCTCCTATATTTTCAAAATTTAACATTAATTATTTTATTTTATTTAGTGAATATACAAAAATACATTTACAAATCCAAATGTATTATATAGTACTATAAAGTTTATTTTGATGTTCCTGTCTATCTATAGTTTTTGGGTGGATTAAACAAAATTCGGGATTTGCGGGTAATTGAGTTTGGCTACTATGGCCATGTAATACTTCATGTACCTTACTTACCCACTGTATTTTAGGGGTGTTTTGTAGTATACGGCATTGATAGTCAGGAAAATTAATTCTGCCCTGGTTATCTTTTTGCCAGCCCCATTTTTGCATATGTTTTGTGGTAATTCCATCTACAGTATTAATTCTAGGTACCCAAAATACTTCTATCTCGGGGTTTTCTTTTAAGAAATAATGTACAGTATCAATTAAGTATTCATCGGGAATCTCATCGGCATCAATTTGAAATATCCAATCTCCTTTACAATTATTTTTTAAATTATTTTTAAAAGTAGCAAAGTCACGATTAAGTGGAAATTCAATTACATGTATTTGATCTTTATATTTATCTAATACCTTATACACATTACTCGTAGTATTTCCCTGGTCACACTGGACTATAATTTCGTCTTCAGTCTTTTTGTATTTTATTAATTGGTTTAATAACCTATCTATTTCTTCATGTTCATTATGAACAGGAATAGCAAAACTTATTGTTGGATTTTTCATGATTCAAACATTCCAATATATTCGGCGGCATCCATAAAACATACTTTGTTAAATCTTTTTATGTTTTTGATGTCCATTTTAAAATTATAGTATTCTCCGGGGTTATTAGGATTTGGGTATTTATCCTTTTCTTCTTCAGTTATGGGAACTGCTTTCACAGATGCCCAATACCAATCTTTCATCCTTTTATTCCATTCCGGAAATACCATTCCATTTTCAGGTAAGTTAATAACTTTGGGATACCAGGCTAAACTATTATGGACTTGTTTTAGGTCTTTTATAAGTTCAGCGGTTTGAGAAAAATTATTTTTTTCAAAATCACTTCCATCAATTAACTCACTAGTAGTAGACATACCACATGTCCAGCATAAATAAATTTCATTGCCGTCATGAGCAGTAGTTTTAGAACAAGCATTAGACCCACAACAAGGGCATTCTGTTAAGTTATCCATTTACTTTACTTAATTTAGGTAATTTTAACTTTGGTGTTTCGGGTAATGTATTTTTTACTTGCTTTAGTTTAGGCAATACTAATGGTACATTCATTACAGGTTTTACTTTATCCACATGGGATTTTAATACCTCAGCCATTTTATCAATACTAAAGTTATTTGTAAGGAATTTAGTTTGTTTGCGGCTATTTTCAATATATTTTCTATAATTTTTAAACACGTCACTCATAGCTTTTGAGGCTACTTTAGTATCTACATTAAACCAATTTGCTTCCTTTAATAACCATTTATTAGCAGCTGATTCGTGGACGGGTTTTAATTCTCCTCCTAATAATACATTGTATTCTGGGCGGATAAAATCAGTATGACCACTCCAATTTGTAGTAATTACGGGTTTACCAGTAATAGCTTGTTCTAAAAGTGGCCTACCAAAACCTTCACCTTTTGTAAATGATATAAAAGCTTTAATTTTAGGGTCGTTATTAATTTTATTAAGTTCTTCATTTGTAAACTCACCATGTAAAATATAGATATTAGGTAAGTTTTCTTTATTTTTAAACTTATTTCTAATCTGCCTAATATTATTAAGGATTTCTTCTTTATCTAATAAGCTATAATCTACTTTATTTGTTTTTAACAGTAATGCTGGCTTATTCTTTTTATCCTTAAAAGTTTCTAAAAATGTTTGAATTAGTGTAGCTACGTCTTTCCTATCCTCCCCAAATTTACCAGGTAACCAATGGCCTGTAAATAAGAAACAAAAATTTTCATCTATATCATCTAATAATCCTGATTTATTTACTTCTTTAAAGTATACCCCTGTATCTAATCCCTCAAATAAAACTTCAATAGGTTTTTCTAATTTTACTTCACCTATTGGTTGCCCTTGTGGGTCATTTTCTGTGAATTTAACTTGGCTAAAAGTATCTTTAGTAAAGTTTGAAGATACTAAATTTAAATCCATTCTATTCATTCCTTTTATCCAGTCTGGGGGCGGTACCGTTGATTCTATACCCGCGGTTACACCTATATTAAATTGTCCAGTAGGTTGAAATTCACTAGGGATAGTTATTTGCACCCAAATTTCGGGGCGCTTAGATTCTCCTCCCGGGTGGTATAATTGTTTTAATGGGTCATTATCAGATAGTGCCCCCCAAGGTGTATTGCCCCATTTTTGGGGTAAGATTTGTATATTCCATTCTTCTCCTTTAACCTTAACTAAAGAACGAACAAAATCTCTAGATCTATGCCCATAACCACTAAAAGTATCTATAGGGCAACTGACTATACAAGTTGGTTTTGTAGTTGGTATCATGCTAAAACTTTTTTTAATTTTTGTTCAAATTCAGGAGTATATTGTACCGAATTTGGGTTATATGTGGTATTCCCGTTATCCACTTTTTCTATAGAAAACCTACTTACAGGTTCCCAATTTTTAAATAAATTATCAATATTATCTATAAAATTTTGTCCCATATTAGAAGCAGTCATTTTAGATTCATCAGAAAGTAACCATTCTCTTCCTTTAAGTCCTCTACGGTTAATTTCTTCTTTACCTAAGTTATAACATTCTAATAAGGCTAAACCAGCATCTTCAATATCTACTTGTGTGGCATAGATATAAGGAGTAGGAGGTGAACCTTTTAATGAACGGGTTTTAGGCCACATTGGTATAGCCCACTCACCACATTTTTTATATTTACCATTACTATTAGTAGGGAATTCAGTTGTAAAATTAATCCAATCACCGTTTTCATCTTCAAAACGCATTTGGTCTTGCATACCACCCTGAACAGGAGCTATAATCATATTACCCGCCATAAGCCCTTCAGTAAGAGATAATCCCCAACCTTCATTATCTGTCATCATAAATTGTACATCTGCTAAATTATAGTAATAGTTTAGGGTTTTGTGATCACATTTACCAAAGGTAAACTTAACCTTATTTCTTTCAGGATCACACATAGTTTTAATTACTGCAGGTATATCTGTACCATTTCCATCTACAGGATCCGTGTGCATAATAAGTAAACAACGTTCTGCTTTTTCTTTAGGTAATTGATCTGTGAAAATTTTCCAAGCAGTAACTACGTCACCCGGGTTTTTACGTCTAATATTTCTATTATTCCAAAATGCTACAAAATCATATTCTTGTTCTTCAAAGAATTTATCCTTAAATACTTCAAATTCTAAATCATTAATAACAGGATAAAATGAAGTTTCATTTATACCATGGGGAACGTATTGGGTTTGCCAATCTTTTTTAGGAAAATCTTTAAGAACATTTTCAACTAAATTTTTAGTTTGTTTTGAAATACAAAGAAGAAGATCATCAGAACGATAAAAATCTCTATTATACATGGGGTAAGGTAAATCATCCCAAATAGTATAAAATACTAATGGGATTTTAGTTCTAATTTCTTTTTCCATTCTATAAAGCCAGGTCCAATATCTAGGATCAGTAAAATGAAGTATTGCATCTGGTTTTTCCCGATTAAGGAGTTGTCTAATTATATTATCATCTCCATATCCACTCCAGGGAATCACTTTTACATTAGAGTCTTCAATCCCTATAACTTGATTAACTTCGGGACTTAAATCAAATGCCTGTCCTTGTTCAGGGTGTTTTACTGCTGCACCTAAATTAACCCAATTAAAATGGTGAGCTGTATTAAGGACTATTTCTTTTCCCATAGTTCCTATTCCACTATGGAGTCTAATATCATCGCAGAGGAATAGTATCTTTTTTCTTTCCTCTTTAGGAATATAACCTTTTTTCATTAAATAAAACCTTTTTTATTGTTTATAACCCACTACCACTAATAGTGAGATCAGTGTGTGTATGAAGGGATTTTGCAAACTCCTCATCAGTTAAATAAAGATGTATACTTCTATTTACTAATTTTTGGAGGTTAAATTTTTGCCTAATTGAAGCTACTTTAAAGTCTTCAAATAAACGTTCTTCTAATTTTACGGATGTTAATTTTAAAGCCATGATTGTATATGTTTACATATACATATACATAAATTATAAATCCCCGTTTCTTCTCATGTGTTTTATAGTTGTTTGTATTTTAGGGTGGTCAAATAGTTTTAATTTTTTTTCTACTTCTTCCCCATAAACGTTTTTTTTAACTATTTTTTCTACCTCTATAGGTACTTCTACTATTTTTTCTACTACTTTAATTTCAGGTTCTTTATCACCTTTAATTTTTAATTGTGCAAAAGCAAAGTTAGCAGCAACTACTAGGGCAATAGCCAAAGGATCAAATACAAATATAATAGTTAATAATAGCCAGTTTATAATTTGATCCATAGGTTTTCCTGTTAAACCAGATAAATATTTAAGTGGTCCTAACTCACCCGCTATATTAGCATTACTAGTTACTTCAACTATTTCTGTTTCGTATTCAAATAATTGTTGGTTTAAGCCATCTACTCTAGTATTGATTTCGGTTTGTCTACCTATTGCTTGGTCAAGTTGTTTTTCTAAAGCACGTCTTGTAGACGAAGAAGTTGTAGTAATCACATTACCTAATGTGTCAGTATACTGTATTACGTTGTTAGATAAGCCAGACCTCAGACTGCTCACCGCCTCGTTAATAGTTTCTTTTTCTGCGTTGTATATCGCAAGTTGTTCTTTTATATTATCTCGTTTAGTTTCAATAAGTGCTATTTGAGAATCTATATTACCAGCTTTAGCTGCTGTTTCTTGATAGGCAGCTGATAAAAAACCATAAATGCCCATACTTGTAATTAATATCAATATAAGGCAAGCTACTGAAAGGTAGTATTTAAGTAATTTAGGTAGATTTTTTCTATATTGGTAAAGAAGAGAAGCTATAACCAATTTAGCTACCTCAAGAGAAGCAGCCATTATTATAACAGCAAAAGCTGCTCCAGCAAAAAGTTTACTTAATCCACTTACAGAATAAAAAGCAGCTGATGCCGAAACAGATAATGCAGATAATGCGATTATAAAAGGAAATAGTTTTTGTTTCATGGGGTTAGCTATTACAAGCTACACACCATTTAGAAGAACATTTTTTTGTGGTAGCTAGCGTCTGTTCTATTTTATCTATATCATACGTATTAGTTCCTTCGACAAATACGCTTTCAATAAATTCATGAAGCTGACGAGTTACTCTATTTAAAGATACTTTACCAGAAGAAGGCTCAAATGTTTGTATTCTTGAAGCCATTGCTGGGTATTTAGGATTTTTAGGTATTTTACGTTTTACGATAAAGTACTTGCAATCAATCGATTCAACCGGAACATTATACTGTTCGGCGAAGTAACGCTTATATAAAACCATTTGTGCGGTTTTAATTTTATTTTCTTTTTCATATTTGGTCCACCCCCTAGTAGAAGTTTTGATATCCCAAATACTTACCTTTTGTAAATCTTCATCATAAAATACTAAATCTAATTTTCCAAATAACATAACATCAGGAAATTTTTCATGAGGTGGTGTTAATATAGGCATTTCAACCCCAAGTAATTTAGTACCACGTTTTGAAAAATGCATTTGGCGACGTTGCAAGAAAAATTCAATTATATTAAGCCCATCATTTACAAACTCAACTAAATCTTTTTTAGTTGCAAAATTATCCCCAATTTGTTCTTTATATTCACCATACATTTTCATGAAACGTTCTTGAAAGTCTTCATAAATAGGAAATTCATCTGCGGCTCTAATAGACTTATTATACATTAAGTCTAGATATTCCTGGAGGGTTTCATGCATAGCAGATCCAAAAGCTAAATGAATATTTGGGGGTTGCTTTTGTTTATCAATATACATTAATTTCCAATTGTGGGGGCATTCACTCCATGCCGAAAATTGGGTATAAGAAACCATCTTATATTTTTCCCAATCCATTTTTGGGACAACTGTGTTCTGTACGTTTTCTAAAATCATTTAAATTTACCTTGTTGTACGATTTGGCCTATAATTCCGTACACACTGAGGTCTTTAAGCGTATCTTCTATAGGTTCCCCTACTGTATCAGGTTCTCCTTGCACAACCAAGTTTTTTAATCTCTGTATTTTATCGTTTATTCTAAACCATAAGCCGGTGAGTGCTAATTTAATATCTGCTTCGGTTTCTAGATTAGTACCTACATTAATATTTGTTGGTCCATAGTTCCTATGTTTTTTACAAAACAAAACATACTGTTCCATCATGATTTTTTTATATTCCTGGGTTAATTCAGGGTATTTTTCTTCACACCATTTTACAGCTGCATCGTCTTCTTCGTTAAAATTTATCATTTTTTCATTAATTTCTTGATTTCAGAATCTTGTAAACCTATATGTTTAAGTAAATTTTTAGTTTCTTTTTTAGATAGAATATTTAAATATTCACTAGCTTGTTTTTTAGAACACTCTAGATAATTAGCAATCTTAAGTAATAATTCAGAGTTAAAAGATTTTTCTTTGCTTCCTTTAATCCACTTATTAAACCTAAATTTATTACCAGTCATAGATTGGTAGTATTTAAAAGATTCTTTTGGAGTAACATCATATCCTTGTAAACGATTTACTATATCTAACATATTATTATTAAACCCTAACGCCCTATTAATAATAAATTTATTATAGGTTTTTTGTTCGTCTTCATTAAGGTCTTCCCATTTAATTTTTTTATCGTGTACTAATTTTAAAAAATCAAAGGGCGTCATCTTTCGGGAGGAATTCTTCATTTACATGACTACATTTAGAACAGGCATAAACAGGAATAGGAATTAATGCTGGTTGTCCTGTTGGCGATAGCATAGGAGATAGTTTACGTATTATGTTAACTTCAATAAAATGTTCGTGCCTACATTTTTCACATATTACCGGAGTAGTTTGGCTAAGATCTAAATTAAAATTTTGTTGTTGCATTAGCTATTATAATAATTTTTCTTTACAGGCTTTTTAAATCTAAGTTTATGAAACCTATTATATTTTTTATTAAACCACTTATACCATTCTTGGAATTGTTCATAATTTTGTCTTTGTGAATTTACACTCATAACTTTAATAATTTATTTAACATTGCGGCAATACAGATTTCTTTATCTACTACAAATCCATACTCATATTGATACTGAGCTATTATAATTATCGCATCACCTATATTTGTAGTATATTCCTCTACATTATCATAAAGACACCTAAATAAGGATTCAAATTGTGTAGCACCACTATCTGCTATCATTTGTCTTATATCTTTAAGAGGGGTTTTATTTTTTAATCCATTAACTACTTTATTTTCAAAATCAGTATTTTTAAGGGATTTAGTATCTAATACTAATTGATTATCTTTTAAACTGCCCTGTAAGGTATTAAGGATTTTTCTAATATCGGGGTAATGAGTAATAATTACTTGTCCCAGATCTTCCTTAGTATAGTTAATTCCTTCACTTTCACAGATTTGGAGAACATGTTGTCCCACTTCTTTTTTAGAAGGAGGAGTAATTCCAAAAGCCATACAACGAGACTGAAGGGGAGAAATGATACGATCAAGGTAATTGCAAGTAAGAATGAACCTACAGGATGCGCTGAAACTTTCCATAACATTTCGAAGAGTTGCCTGTGCTTGGGCTGTGAGGTAATCTGATTCATCTAATATAACTACTTTTAATCCATTAAACCCAATACTAGAAGCAAAAGGGATAATTTTATCTCTAATTGTGTCAATACCCCTTTCATCTGAGGCATTAATATAAAGGTGATCCGCACCCAGTTGCCCTACTATTAGTTTGGCCAGCGAGGTTTTTCCTGTCCCCGCTGGACCAAACAATAGTAGATTTTGTAGTTTACCTGTTTTAAGGTACTCTTGGATTTTAAGACGAATAGTATCGTCTCCTACAAACCCATTTAAATCTTGGGGTCTATATTTTTCTACAAATAAATCCATTAGAACATAGGTTGTTCAGGTGTATTATTTTCTTCAGGTTTATCTACAATTACACATTCTGTAGTTAATAGAGTACCAGCAGCTGATGCTGCATTTTCTAGAGCACAACGTGTAACCTTAGTGGGATCAATAATACCTTCAGATAACATGTTAACTTTGTTTTCTGTGGCTAAATTCCACCCCAATTCAAAATCATCTTTTAGTTCTAAAGTTAAGTGAACACAATTTTCTTCACTATAACCAGCATTACTTAAAATTTGTATAAAAGGCTTTTTAATAGCTTTACGAACTATTTCATACCCAATTTCTTGAGATTCACTAAGTGTATCATTTTCAATTTTATAAGAGGCACAAAGCAAAGCATGTCCTCCACCGGGTAAAATACCTTCTTCAATAGCAGCTTCAACTGCATGTACAGCATCATCTACTCTATCTTTACGTTCTTTCATTTCAGTTTCAGTATGACCACCAACATTAATCACGGCTACACCTCCTGCTAGTTTTCCAAGACGTTGTTGAAGTTGTTCACGAGCATAATTACTTTCTGCTTTATCGATTTGGCTTTTAATTTCTTCAAGGCGATTACCAATTTCTTCTTCACTACCAGCACCATCAACAATTGTAGTTTCTTCTTTACTGATAGTAACCCCACGAGCATCACCAAGCATATCAAATGTAACCTTATCAAGTTTTATACCCTTTTGTTTAGATACTACAGTACCACCTGTAAGTGCAGCCATGTCTTCTAAAATCATAGTACGTCGTTCCCCAAAATCAGGAGCTTTAACAGCTGCACATTTAAGAATACCTCTCATTTTATTTACAATCATTGCGGCAAGTGCTTCTCCATCAATGTCTTCAGCAACAATTAAGAGAGATTTATTTTGTTGGCTAACACCCTCTAATAAAGGCAACAATTCTTTAACCGCACTGATTTTACCATCATACATTAAAATGTAAGGTTCATCAAGTTGGCATGTCATTGATCCATTATCAGTAACAAAATAAGGTGACTTATAACCACGATCAAATTGCATACCTTCAACTACCTCAAGTGTAGTTTCATGGGTTTTACTTTCTTCAACTGTAATAACTCCTTCACGTCCTGCTTTATCAAAAGCTGTAGAGATTAAAGTGCCAATTTCAGTATCATTATTTGCCGAAAGTGTAGCCACTTGTTTAAGTTGATCCTCGTTTGAAATATCTTGTGTTTGGTTTTTTAAAACTTCAATAGTATCTTTTACAGCTTTATCAATACCTCTTTTAATATCAATAGCATTATTAGAACGATTACTTACAGCATCAAGTGCTTGATTATAAATTTCTCTAGCAAGTACTGTTGCTGTGGTAGTGCCATCGCCTGCTTGTTCACCTGTTTTTACTGCTGCTTGTCTTACAATTTGAGCACCTGTGTTTTCTATAGCGTCTTCAAGACTAACTTCTTTAGCCACAGAAACACCGTCTTTTGTAGAATGGGGGGTGCCCATTGCGTTTCCAAGAATTACGTTACGTCCATATGGTCCGAGAGTACTTGCGACTGCATCTGCAAGCTGGTTAACTCCATTTTGAAGTTTACCTCTTCCGTCTTCTCCAAATTTAATAGTTTTACTCATGTTTTATTAATTTATAAATCCTAAAATTTCTGATTCCGAGGCAAGAACATATTCCTCACCTTCAATTTCTACGGTATTTGCCCCGTACTTAGGCATAATAACTTTTTGTCCTACTTCAACCCGCATAGGGACCAAATTACCATTATTGTCATAACGGCCAGGACCAACTGCAAGTACATTTCCAAAGTCAGGACGATCCTTACCCATATCAGGAACAACAATGTTCCCGTAGGTTGATTCTTCAGCTTCAATCGGTTGGATCAACACACGATCAGCCAACGGTGTAATTGGGATATTTTCCATTTATTATTGATTTTGATTTCTTACAAGATAATAATTACTTTCTAGGTCTCCAAATTTAAATGCAAAAGACATTAATCCTTTTGGATTTATATCCATCCAACCTAATTCAAAGCGTTTATTATGTTTGAATATTTCTTTAACTAAATCTGCATTAAAAGGTATATTATCTAATTCTACTTCAGCACTACCAGGTTCTATATGGGCGGCAAATGATACTGAATTAGACGTACTATTTCCTATAGTAAGTTTTACTTCAGGTGAAGTAAATCCGTCTTGGGTAGAAACATAAAACACTTCTTCGCCTACTGCGTCTTTAGATTTAATAAAACGTGTAGTAAATTCTTCAGTTAATTCCACATAAATATTACCTTCTGTTTTATTAATGGAAGGAACATTAGGAATAACTTGTGGGTCTGCTAAATTAAACTTAATATCCATAGCAGTATCACCTATATTAAACCTAGCAGGTGTTCCTCCCTCTTTTATTATGTCAAACATAACCTCGTTTTCGAGGATTCCTAACATTTTACTTAAAGTAGAAGTACTGTAAATGCCAAATTCCCCTATTGGAAATTTAAATTTTTTAGATACTACTTTACCTACTAAATTTTGTGAATCGTTTATAAAATCAGCTTTAAGGGATTCACCATCTGAAACCCATTTAGTTCGTTCTATATTGCCCCCTAAGTGGTATTTGCCTATAAAACTATCTATTATTCTTTTATCTGTCATTAGAATGAGAAAAAATTGTTTACATGTGTATTAAGGGTTAAACTACCCCAACTTAAGTCTTTATAAAATGATTCTAGCTTATTTTTAAGTATAGAATCAAATGCTTTATCTCTATCAATATATTGCTCTACAAATGTACGAATTTCTTCTGGAAAATCAAAATCTAAGAAACCCATAGTATCAATTTTATAAGGATTATCTTTTAAATAAACCCATTTGATTTTATCACCAGCAACTATTTGAGAGTGTTTTTTATCTAAACCCTTAAATTTAAGGAAATCGTTATATCTAACTGCTGCTTTAACATTTACAGGGGCCCCGGTTTTAAGGGTAGTAAATATATTTCCAGCACCCGGGGGACGTTCAATATACTTTTTAATATCCTTTACTCCTGTTGGCTTACCTAGTAACTCTAGAGGTAATGTATCTAAACTATTTTTAAACTCTAAAATTTCCTGATCGATTTCATTTCTAGTAGCACCAAATAGGATTTTATCTAAAATACCATTAAAGAATTTTTTAAATAGGGGAGGGAAATTTGATTTCATAAAATCAAGACCTTTAACATCTATATCTTCTACTTTAATACCTTCTTTTTTAGTAATATATTGTGCATATCTTCTTTTACCTGAGAAAAAACCAGAACGAATAGTGCACTCCGTTTTCATTTCTAAACGGTGTTTATCTATATTAAATGCTTCCCTAGCTAAAGTATCATAATATTCTGTAATTAAATCTTGGTATTTTAAAGCCATTTTTTCAAGTAAATCGTCCTGTTCTTCAGCAGGTAATTCTGAAAAATTAGGATATAAGTGCTTCAAAAGTGGTTCAGCATGAAAATAATTAGAATCTGTATCCACATATGTGCAGAAGTTTTTATCTTCCTCATTACAGATCCACCATGGTATTTCTTCTTTCATAATTCTAATTTTAATTCTCCTCGTAATACCTTATTCATATGTGTATTTGCAAATAAAGCCGATTCTTGAATGATACGTTGTCCTGTAAGTGTGATGCCTTCAGATAAAATAACACTACCATACCTAAATGATGGTAAAGCGGTAGCACCATAAAGTGAGTTAAGCAAAATTTTCATAGTATATTGCTTAAGATGATTTAATTCACCTTCTTTTTTATTACCATTTTTATAAGCTTTTTTCATAGCTTTCTTATACATTACCCTTTCATCAAACCATTTATCCAGAATAACATTTAGAGTAGATGGTTTATCTGTTCTAAACATAACACCATTAGCTGTTACAGATAGATTATTCTTTTTGATAGTATCTATAACATCTTTAACCTTCATATAATTTTGTTTACGTTGAAGATTTTCAACAGGCATCTCTTTTTCGGGGTCTTCGTTGACCATTTTTTCTAAGTCGTTTAAACCTAATCTATTATTCCTATCATCAAATAAATCTAATACTCTACCTACATAAGTTTCCTTGCCTATATTTAAAGACATGATAATAGAAGGGTATAGTGATGTAAGGTCTTCATCAAACATATAATTGTAAATACCTGTTTTAGGGCAAAATAAATAACCACCTGCATAATTTTTCTTAGTAAGTGGGTCTAAGTCCTTATTAGGTGGAATAATATTTTCAGATAATAACCAACTTGAAATAGCACCATCCTGAATTTTAGAAGATAAATACACTTCTTCATATAACACTTTTCCTTTATGGGCAAGGTTTTTAGTTAGATCAATATATTGAAATTTTTCGTCTAGTTTTTTAAGTATTAAAACATCAACAAAGTTATATTCAATAAATTTTTCTTTATCCTCTGCAAATAACCTATCAAGTGAACCTTCATATTCAATCTTCTTTTGACCAACATATTTTTCACCTAAAGCATCTAATTTAAAAGATGGTTCATCTTTAAAACTATACTTTTTATGTAAGCGCATATAATCAAGAGAAGTAACTCCGGCTATTCTGATAGGTACATCTTCATTCCATGTTTGTTCTTCTACTATTTTAATAGGAGACATTCTATTAGCATATCTATCTCCTAATGTATTTTTAATTCTATAGTAAAGATAAGGAATGTCGAAATAATCACTATTATATCCTATAAGGATATCTGGTTCTATCTCTTCTAATGTGTTAAGAAATTTTTCTAGTAAATCAGATTCTCTCTTAACAGGGATTACTTCTCTCCCCTGTTTATCAACTGTATGTTCAATATTATTATCCTTATCTAGGATAATGATTTTCCAATCATCTAATTGTTTATCCCAAAGGGCAATTGAAGTAACTGGTTTAGGGGCTTTTTTGATATATTCAGGGGTAAGAGCACCTCCTATCTCAATCTCAATATCAAAAAATACTTCTCTATGAGTTACCGAGGGAGTATCATCATCACCATATTTGTCTATAAGAAATTTAGTGTGAATATTTCCCCTAGTATGATCAGAATAGTGCATACGAGGGTCATTTCTTTCCCAATTAAATACCCTCTTAAGATTTTCTCCTTTAAGGCCAATATGAGTAGCAGCACTATCTGTACATTCTAAATAACCATAATTTTGGTAATCTTCTATAGAGTATCCCTCATCAGTCCATAAATGGATTCTATAATGATTCCATTCTTCACCTCTTTGAACATAACAATTTTTATACATTAACCTTGATTATATAGGTCAATATACATAGATTTTGACGCAAGGCCAATTTTCCTTCCCTTTTCTACGTTATCTACTTGTAAAATTACAGTAGGAACGTTTCTAATATTAAATGATTGGACAATTTCAGGGTTAGAATCTACATCAATTTTTTGGACTGTCATTCCTTCTGCATGAAGTTCATCCATAACAGGACTTAATTGTTCACAAGGCCCACACCAGGGGGCACTAAAATATAAAAACTTTTTCATACTAATTCTTCTATAATTCCTACTACTTCACTTACAACAAGTAATGCTGTAGCAGCGATTAAATTAAATGGGATAAAAACATAACCTACAATCCTGATTCCTGATTTAAGAAACGAAATTCTACGATGCCATTTTTGGTCAGGCATTTGGTCAATATTTTTTACTTGTACTTTGGGTTGTTTTGGATCAAAATTAATTGGCATTTTATTCTTTTTAAAACCTTTTGAATTCATTATTTCTCTATCAGACATTTTTTAATTCATTTTCATTAAAAAACTGTTTTAAGTCTGGTCTAAAATAATTAATATTTTTCATAACTTTTCTGTCACGCGTACGGTATACAATATACTTATCACCGACCATTTCATAGTGGCAGGGCTCACCTTGTTCTTCGGATCTCTTTTTAACCGTTTCTCGTGCTTCATCTTCAGTTTTGCAAGCCTTAGATAGGTTAGAGGCTTGTACTTCTTGATAAGCGGGCCAAATTTTATCCTTAAGGCCATGTAACATAGTTCCATTCCCCAATGAGACATAAGCAATGTCGCACAAAGCGTCCAAAATCTCAACGATGTCACCTCGTTCACATGCTTCTCTATATTCCTCAAGTTCTTCCAGGACGAAGTTGTATACAAACTCCCATTCCTTTTTTTCTGGTATTGTGGGCTCATAATTGTTAGGTTTATTCATTAACAAATTAAATTCCTCCACTTCATCTACAAATGGTACTTTATTCATCACTCAATAACTTTTACTAGTTTAATTTGCTTTAACTGATCAACATGCCAATCATGTGGGTATGATGAATATTCTTCAGTTAATTTAACTTCTGCGTCTGTTGCATTTTCTGCATTAACAAGGAATTGTTCAGTGGTCCATCTCATAGCGCCACGGGAGGTTTCCTCTTCAACCTTTACTTTTGCTAGCCAATATGCCATAATTATTTGATATTTTAATGATTGCGTATACCCCAGCTGCTAAAAAGCCAAGGTTAATTAAGTGTGGGTGATCGTGCTCACCACAAATTCCGAGTGCGTGGTATAAAAACTCTAACATAACTTTTAAATATTGTGTCCTCCATTATTAATTTTCAAGCTGTCGAAGAACTCTTTACGTGCTTGATTTGTATCATCTCTAAATGCGCCTGATGCTTTGGTAGTAACCATTGCTGCACCTTGGTGTTTAACACCTCTACAACTAACACAATTGTGAGTACCTACAATTGTAACAATAACACCTTTATTACCTTCAGTAATCTTATCTACAGCATTATGAATTGCAGAGGTTAGTTGTTCTTGAATTGCCCCCCTACGGCCAAATAATTCTACAATACGATTTAATTTAGATAAACCAATTACTTGCCCTTCTGTCCCCGCAATATACCCAATATGGACTACACCCCCAATTGTTTGGTGGTGGTGGGAACACATAGATGTAAGGGGTATGTTTCTTTCTATAATAACTCCATCATAACCATCACTTGGAAAAGAAGTTATAGGCGACATAGCTGTATAACGTCCCGCCCATAAATCATTTACATAAGCTTTAGCAACACGTCTTGGAGTTTCCATTGAGTTGGGATCGTTTCTCCAATCACATTTTAAAGCATCTAAAAATTTACCATATGCTACTTCGGCTTCATCAATCATCTTATCTTTTTCTGATTGTTGGAGTGGAAAACCTTCAGCAACACCGTTTGCAAAACCTGTTTGTACTACTTCTAATTCTTCGTGTACTTTTCTTCTCTTATTCTCCATTATATAGTATAAATTGTTTTTAAATTTCTATTATGTCCCTTATCATCATCCATACCATATCCTATATACCAAGGATCAAATATAGAATCTACATCTTGATATAATATATGAAGAACCCTATCAAAATCCACACTTTCTTTATAAATTGCTACTACTGGAGTTATTGATTTAGGTTCTTTAACAGATAGAAATTTTTTAACAGCTACCATAGTATTTCCAGAATCTAAAATATCATCTACTAAATAAACATGTTTACCTTTAATTTTAGTTTCTAGATCTTTTGACACAACTAAATCACCTTGTTTTCTACCAAAATAAGATTTACAACGAATAAAATCTATTTCAACAGGAATCTCTATTTCTTTTACTAAATCACTAAAAAACATAAATCCCCCATTTAATATACACACCATTACAATAGGAGTAGGATCACCTCTATGTTCATCATTTATTTGTTTAGCTAAGATTTTAATTTTAATATCTAAATCTTTTTCACTTATTGCTTGTTCCATTCTTCTTCTATAACTTTTTTTAACTTATCTATTAATTCTTCTACCTCATCAGGTTCCATAGTTACAGCACAGCATATAGTAACATTATCTCTTATTTCTTCTAAAATCTCAAGTGCTTGTTCCTTCATTAAACCCCCCTTTCTGTGTTGTATGCTATAATATGATCTCTTCCCGTCATATTATAACCATGTTCTGCTACCATTTCAAATACTTTAGGATACATTTCAACTAATGTTTCACGAGTATCACCTGCGGGCATTACAAATGTTTTATTCTTAGGAATTTCCATTTTAACTCTAAATTCCTCTATTTCTTTTAAATTTTCATCTGTACCATCCCAAACGGGTTTAAAATGGTAATCTTCATGATAATCTAAAGTTTTCCTAATGTTTTCATAATGTAATCTATGCCTATTATGAATTTTGACAAACCTTTCATCAACAATTTTACCACCGGGAGTAGTAATACCCACCCTAGGCACAGAATTAGAAAACTTAGGGCTAAGAGAAATGAGATTAATCGGATAATCAGTCTCGAGAAAATGGGATCCCTCGGTTTCAATTGTAACGAGGATTCCTCTTTCTTTGGCAAAGTGTGTAATTTCATTTACTAAGGCAAAATGCATTGAAGGCGAACCCCCCGTAAGCATCATTTCCTTTACTTGAGGGTTCTCGTCATAAATAGCGATTATATCATTAAAAGTAAAAGTACCTTTATCTGGGTGAATACTTGTATACCAACTATCACACCAACCCCCTTCACCAAACCAACAGCGGTGAGTACAACCTGTTGTTCTAACGGCAATAGTAGGGCGCCCAAAACGAGATCCCTCACTTTGCACACAACGATATATTTCTACTATTGGTAGTACCTTATTATAATCTTCTATTCTTTTACGCATTATTTAATACTTGTTCAACATGCTTTTGTACAACATTCCAATTGACAGGTCCTGATTCATCAGCGTATGCGACTGGATCAGGTTTTCCCATCTTAAGAAAGGCTTCAACCCTTTCCACCGATGAAGCTGATTTATAATCACTGTACCAAGTCCCATTAATATTAATGGGCTTATAAGAAGTATTTGTGAGTGCATAAACGTCGTCAAATTGTAACCCCAATCGCTCGCAGCACTCGGCCCCATCAACCAAAATATCGTATTTATCCCCATTAAGATAAGGGGTAATATAGCTAACGCGATCAGCGTCCCAGTTACCTTCGGTGAAAGCCTTATAGTCAGCATCCCTGAATTCTTGTCTACAGTCAGGGTAAATAGCGTGATCACCTGCGTGAATACCCATTGCGATATGGACTTCTGTTTGTTTTTCATTTGCGATAGATAGGGCAACAGCCTGGATTAATGATGAAAATATTTTATTACGGTTAGGAACAACAGTTTCTTTCATGTTTTCTTGTTCATAGTGTCCTTCAGGTACTTCATCTCCACCTTCTACAAGAGCACTATTAAGCATAGGAGCTAAACCATCAAGTTTAATTACTCCATATTTAACATTAGGTTCTGTAAGCCTGTTTAAGTTAATATAATTGACTAATTGTTGGGCTCGTTCGAGTTCTACTCTGTGTTTCTGCCCATAATCGAAAGACAGTGCTGTCACTTCATAGCCATTGGCGAGTAGATGAAGCAACACTGTGGAGCTGTCCATACCTCCACTTAGTGACAATACTGCTTGTTTTTTCATTTTATTTCTTTATTTAAATGTTCGTCCTTAGTCTCATGTTCCCAAATACCCTTAGCATTATATTCATGCCAATATACTCTACCTTTTTGAATAGCATCTTTAATATTTCTTTGCCTACCGTTTAGTTGACTTTCTCCACTTTTAACTTCTAAAAAATGTACGGCACATTTCTTTTTAGATCCCATATCTGTAAAAGCTATATAATCAATTGGGTTGCCAAAAAATCTTATATCGTTAGGATTTATTGGAAAATTTTCCATAAATGGAACATAATGTTCTATTGTTTTTCCAAAACTAACTGCTCTAGAGCGCTGATAAGCATCTTCTCTAATTGCTTTTTCTTCTTTAAGTTTCCATTTTGCTAATTGGGCTTCTGCTTTTCTTTCAGCTAATTGGTCATGGAATCTCCATACATAATAAGTAAATGCTAATGCACATATTGTAATAGTAATTAAGACTAAATTCATAAATTGTTTATTTTTCTAAACATTTCTATATTATATAGAATGTTTTCTTTTTGTTTAGGTGTGACTTTTTGAGTAAAGTCTTTATCGATTTTTTGTTTACTTTTCTGTAATAAGCCCCCCTCTGAATACCTAATTCCTTCTAAACCATGTATGATAGGATTTGAAGTATCTATAGACTCTATAAATTTAAAATCTTTATAATAAAGATATTCTTGAGGTAAATTGCAACCTAAAAGATGAACTCTATCAGTATCACTGATAAGTCCCCCCTTATATAAATTAGTAATAGTTTTTAAACGGCCCATCATTTTAGCTACGTATAAGTTTGGGTGTTTAAAACATTCTTCAAACCAAGAGGCACCATAACTAAAGGCTATTTTTTGATAACCAAACCACTTATATGATTGGTAGCCATTAACAAAATCTGAATATGATTTACCTTGCACTACAGCTACTTTAGTAGTGTTATCGGGCATTTCAATTGTAGACCATGTTTTAGCATTTCTTACACTGTAATGGCCGTTTTCCCAAACATCAGGGACAATAAATTCGTCTGGTTCTAGTTCAGAAATCCAATATAACAAACGTGATGTATCATATGCTTTACCTAATTCATGGAGTGAGTTATCCATAATTATATATCTACCTTCCTTTTTAGCTTGGTAGAAATAATCTTTATATACTTTATATTGGTCTAAAAGATGGGGTAAACAATAATCATAATCATTAAATTGTTTACTTTCCTCTAATAATTGTAGAGGTACCTCATGGGATACTTTAACCTTCGTAGATTGCTGTGTTCTTCCCATGTTCCATAAATTCTACTTTAGCTACTCTAACTCTACCGTTAGTTTCTGTTTGTACAAATGTATTTAATTTACCAAATATAAATTCAGCAAATTTTTCTGCTCCGGTTGCTTCGACTACTCTTACCTGAGCAATTTGGTTATGTTCTAAATCATTAATAAGATTTATCATAGGATCGTCTTTAGCAACGAGTATAGTATGATCAAACATATAATCCATCCATGCTTTAGGACTCATACCATCAATTTTAGTTTGAGCACGTTTCATACCACCGAAATCCCATACCCAATTTCGGCCATCTAAACTACCCTCAAACCAAACTCTAAAGCTGACTCCATAGCCATGCATAAATCTACAGTGTGTATTTTCTGCTTTCCATTGACGAAACACACAGCTAAATCCGTCAAATAATTTTGTTGATTGAAATTTTCCCATATTATTATTGTATCAAAGGATTTTTACGAGGCCTCCCTCTTCCACGTCTTTTTACAGGCATAGTTTCAAGCAAACTAACGTTTTTAATGCCCTTAAGTTCGGCGTAATAATAGTACATTTCTTCAAGGGTACCATCAAATTTTTCCATAACTGCAATTACATCCTGTTTTGAACCACCAAATGTAATAGTAAACTGCTTAATAAGCTCTTTGAGTCGTTTTTGTTCAGTCTCATAACCGTCCTTAATAAGGAGATTTTGACGCTTACGATATCTACGCTCAATAGAACGAGACTCTTCTAAGAAATTTTGGGTATCCTTAAATAGATGTCTTTTTGACTCAATTTCTTCTCGGCACCATTGCTCCTCCCATTCAGCTTGCTCAAAATACTCAGGATAATCGAAATCACCGTTTTTGATACGCTCAATAAGGGGTTTATAGTGGTGAAGACCCTTATGGGTAGGAAAACGTCTCCACCAATAAAATGGACTACGCTTCCGGTGTGTCGGTTTCGGGGGTATTTTTTTCGCCATAACGTTCTTTTAATTCTTTTTGTAGTAAGGTACTCGCTTTTTTTAAGGAATCCACATCATCTAAAGAAGAGTTTTCCATTTTTTTAAAAAGGCTTATAATTTTATTTAAATCGCCTAATAATTGTTCTAATTCTTTATCATTATCCATCGCAACTTATACATTCTGCTGTTCGTGAACCTAAATCCCCTTTAATTACAGAATCGGTTCTTAGGTAATATAATGTCTTTACTCCTAATTTCCAAGCTTCTAAGTGACACTGATTAATCCATTTCGGAGAATCTGTAGGGTCAAAACTTAAATTAAGTGATTGTGTTTGATCAATATATTTTTGTCTTATAGCTGCTTGGCGTACTAATTCTAATTGATTTACTTCACTAAATGTAAGGAATACTTCCTTTTCGGATTCAGTAAGTATATCATGATGTAAATTTTGAACTGACCCATTATCAGCTAATATTTGGTCCCATACTTTTTCAGTGTTTTTACCTTTAGATTCTAATAATGTTTCTAACTCTTTATTTTTAACAATAAATGTTCCTTTAGCTCCATTAAAAGTATAGATATTTGCAGGAATAGGTTCAATACCTGCAGAGCAACTATTTAAACGAGAATTAGATACTGTAGGAGCAATAGCAATTAAATGGGTATTTCTCATACCTGTACCTCTACACCATACAGGTTCACCATATTCCTGGGCTAATTCTCTAGAAGTAGCTTCTGCTTTATTTCTTAAATCGCTAAAAATCGTATGTGTCCAAGCTGTTGAAGCTATAGAATTAAATGGTAATCCTTTTTGTTGTAAGAAAGAATGCCAACCCATTACCCCTAAACCTAATGCTCTACCCTTTAAAGCATGTCTGTGGGTTCTTATGAGTGAATCTTTACCATTACTTTTATCTATAAACTCTTGCATTACACCATCTAAGAAACGAGTAGCTATTTCTACTACATCTGTATCTTTCCATTCATCATATTTAGCAAGATTAAGAGATGATAAGCAACAAATAAAACTATGTTCTTCATCTGTATGGAGCGTAATTTCAGTACAAATATTAGTCATAGTAACGTCTAAATTATTCATAGCGTATGCTAAAGGATTATTTTTATTAACATTATCCTTAAACATAATATAAGGTTCACCTGTTTCTACTCTGGTTTTAAGAATTTCTAACCAAAGTTTCATTGCTTCACCATCTCTATCTTGTAAACGCCTCATAAAGGCATCATCTACAACTACACATTGATGGAGATTAAGACATTGTCTATTAGGGTCACCTTTAGGTCTACGAATTTGCATAAATTCTTCTATATCAAGGTGATTAATATCTAAATTTACTGAAGCAGCACCTCTGCGAACTGATCCTTGATTAGTAGCAATAATTGCAGAATCATAAATTTTACACCACGGTACAACTCCCTCTGATTTACCATTACCTGATATGGGGGTACCTCTATGTCTGATTCTAGAAACACTAATACCTACACCACCCCCAAGTGCTGTAAGTTTCATAAGTTCAGCGTTAGTTAATCCAATTCCCCTAATGCTGTCAGGTGTATCAATACCAAAACAGCTGATGGGAAGACCCCTATCGGTCCCAGTGTTAGACAACACGGGAGAAGCAAGGCCAATCCAACCGTTCCAAATGTATCTGTAGAACTTATTTTCCAAATCCGGTCTATTAATCCGGGTTGCGATTGCATGTGCGACTCTTCTATATGCTTTTTTTGGTGTTTCATCTGGTAATAAATATCCTTTTGATATAGTTGCTACTCCAACTTCATCCATCCATTCAGGGTAGTCCTTCCCTGCAACCCACTGGGTTGTGTCTGCTACTAAATTTCCATCCATTTTTTAAAATATTGATTCGTCCCAGTTATGGGTTCCTTTTGAATAATTTGTTACTCTGTTTGCAAAGAAATCAGTGTGTTGCTTACCCGCTGATAAGCTATCAAACCATTTCATTCTCTTAAGTGCATTTGGATCAATTCCATTTACTACTGGATCATACCCTAAATCACCTAATTTTGTATTTACTCTATGTTTAATAAAGCAAATTAAATCTTCTTTAGAACACCCTTCAAGATCTCCTAACTCATAAACTTTTTCAATAAAATCAAGTTCGAGTTGTAAAGAAAGTAATGCGGCTTCTGTTATCGCCGTTTTGAGCTCCGGAGTGTCGAGCTCAGGGTTTTCCTTGATAAGTGTTCTAAATAACCAGCATCCCGCATCTGAGTGCATGCTTTCGTCTCTAATGCTCCACTCAACAATCTGTCCCACTCCCTTAAGTTTATTTCGCATCTTGAAAGAGAGAAGTATGGCGAAGGAAGAAAATAAGTTAACTCCTTCTGTAAAAGCAGAAAATATTGCAAGCGATTTGGCAATTTCATGCCAATCTTTTTCGTTATTAAAACTATCCCTAACTGACATAAGATTCTCAATCTTAGCCATTGTAGTCTCGTCTTCGAGAAATTCGCTAAAGTCGTCAAGTCCAAGTTCTTCATTTAATAGTGAATATGCTTCGGCGTGTATTGTTTCCATAGCCCCAAAGGTGGTCGCCATTGCTATGATTTCTGGTTTTCTAAACCATTTTGTAACCAATCCTGTCCAATAGTCGTTTACTACTGTTTCGGTTTGGGCAAAGCCTTTTAAGATAGAACCAATTATATTTTTTTCCGTTTCTGTTAGATTTTGCTTCCAATCATTGATATCACTCATCATAGGTACTTCAGTATGAATCCAATGTGCCTGTTGTTGTTTTAACCAGTAATCAAAAGCTTCTGGATATTCGAATGGCTTATATACAATCCGTTCTTCTTTTAAGTCTTTCTTTGCCATTTTAATTTAAATTTTTTTTATTGTTGTAGCGATAAATACAGTATATACTGTTAAAAGTTAAAAATATTTTCAGCAGCCCTTTGGAGATTTCTTCTTTCATTTCCTGTAAAACCTGCTCCATCAGGACTGCTGGTTTCTTCATTATTTATACGGTTAGTAAAATCAATTTTTCCTATAGATGTATCCATAAGTGCATTAAATGTTAAGCCATCCGCTCCATATCTATTTTTCATAACATGGAATCTTCCAGTACCATTTTCTTTATCCTCGGTTTTTCTTGATAATGAGAGAGCAAAATCTGAAATCATAATTTTTGAATAACTTTCTGCAATTTGGTCACCTTGTATAATATTATCTCGAGCTGCTGATCTATTACTTTGTGATGCTGTCCAAATAGGGATTTTTAATTCAGTAGCTAATCCTCTTAATGAAGTATAAATGTCATCCAATTTATCTCGTTTTTCTTTTCCATTCCTGGTATATAAAAGATCCGCGTAATCTAATACAATAAGATCAGGCTCAATGCCTTGGCCGCGACATTTATCTACATGCGCTAATATCGTATTTACGTTGGCTTTACCCGCAGGATATTGTTTAATATACAATTTTCCTCTCATATTTCCTAGTTCTTCTTTAACAGTTGTTTTATGGATTTTAATCTCATTAACTGGTATTTCTGTAAAGAAAGCATCATATCTCTGACCAACATACATGTCAGAAAGTTCAAGTGTATAATGTAAAACTGTATAACCAAGTTTAACGGCATGTCCACCTAAAGCAACAAGTGCCCACGATTTACCTCCACCAGGATTACCTACAAGTAAACCTAAATCACCTGTACCTAAACCACCACTTAATAAACTATTAATCTCATTCCATGGGGTTTCAATTGTGTTTCGGGCTTCTTCTTGGTAACGGGCTTCAATTTCATCCATATAATCGTGACCAAGATTTTTTTCTACACCTGCTTTAAGTGCATTATCAATAAGTCTACGGATATCTTCATAATTTCCTATTTCAAGTAGATCAACTGAGGAAAGAAGGGCGGATTTAAGTGTTTGGTTCCTGCAAAAATCAAGAAATGTTTGTTTAACAAAATCAAGATCCTGTGATTTAGTAGATTTAAATGTTTCTTTAAGTTGTTCTTTTACAGCAACTTGTTGAATTTCATTACGGATCTTTTCTACTTCAACTTTAAATACCTCCATTGTAGGGGTAGTTCTAAATTCATTAAAGTATTCTAAGGTTTTGCTTACAATCCACTTATTAGCTTCATTATCAAAAAAATCAGGAGATACAATATCTGCTACTTGTTGGATAAATTCTCTATCTTTAACAAGTGTAGATAGTACTTTAACCTGGAAATTGTGGCCGTACTGTTCTAACTTACTCATGTGTTAATTTTGCAAGATTATTTAGTTTAAGAAAATGTTCATTTAACCATATATCAGGATTCTGTAAGTTATTTCCCATATAATCTTCATTATATAACATAATAAAATCATTTCGGTGGAGCAAATTTGTTGGACGAGAAGCTAAATCACTTATTTGAATTTTTATTTGACCTGACATAATTGGGTCTTTAAGTGACATCATCTTTTCGTTTGTTTCCAACGTTACTCTATTTTCAATAATTCGTTTATGCATTAAACTATCTTGTGTTGAAGAATAACGTATAAGATAATCTAAATTAACCTCTTTTCCAGTAATATCTGGAAGTACCTTAGCCATTTTTTTAGGGCCTAAACCTTTAATACCTTCAAGGTTATCTGATTTATCACCCATTAAACATTTATACATTAAAAAATTATGGGCTGGTATTCCATATTCAGTAAATATTTGCTCTTTTGTGTAGTATTTTTTCTTATTTGGTGACCAAACTACAATTCGATCGTTTACTAATTGTAAAAAATCCTGGTCAGCGGACATAATGATTGCTTCGTTTCCTAGCACATTTTGCGCGATATACGCAATTACATCGTCCGCTTCAACATTGTCCACGCTGTAAACATCAATTGGAAGTAACTCAAGGTAACTGAGTAGTCTTCTAAATTGAATCTTCATTGCTTCCTTCTCATCTTGCAATGAGTTAAAAGCATCAAATTTAGTTACACGCTTAGGGGTTCTGTTTGATTTATAGTCTGGGTTGATTTTTCTTCGTCTTTTACTACCCCCGGCACCATCATAAACAACAATTACCCTAGTTGGTTCCATTTGTCTAATGGCAAGTGCAAGGGATTTCATAAAACCCATAATACCACCTACAGGAACACCTTTTTCATTTAGTGCACCATTTACAGCAAATGCTCTTAGAAATATGTTTAGTCCGTCAATAAGAAGCACCCTGTCATTAGGGTGCTTCTCTTCACGGGATATATTGTTTAAGATATCTTCGAAATTACTCATTCTCAGTTATGGTTTCTTCGGGGTCACGATCTAGACCATCCTCCTTTTCGTGACGATACTTCATAATGTATTTCTCACAAAGGGCTTCATACAATTCTTCTTTAGCTGTGGGGTGGCTTTCTAATAAATCTCCAAATTCTTTAGCTAAGAACTGATGGGTTTCTCCATCTGCTGTGGTGTATTTATACCATGCTCCCCCTTGCTTAACAATTTTGTATTCTTTAAGCAACTTTAAGGTACCATAAATGTCATCAATCCCGGAATCGTAAAAGACGTTATAACGAACTTTTCGGTTAGGTGGGCCTAGGCGGTTTTTAACAACCACGCATTCAACTTCCTGTCCAACTACTTCATCCACACCATTAACTTTCTCTTTAATCTTGCCTACTCCTTTGAGTCGCAAGCGAACTGAAGCGTGGAATTGGAGCGCTTTACCTCCTGATGTTGTATATTGATCTCCAAACGGCATCGCGTTTAGTTTTTGACGTAACTGATTAGTAAATACACACAGGATCTTTTGCTTACCTATTAAATTAGTAATTTTGCGCATTGATTTAGACATGATGATTGCTTTAGCAGTAGCATAACCATCTTTGTCGTAGTCGGCTGCAGACTCAATTTTCGTGGTTGCGGCGGCTACAGAGTCTACTACAATAGTCACTAGTTTATCTTTGTTCTTTTCGCGAATTTTTACGATGATGTCTTCCATTGCTTCAAAAACATCCTCAATTGTATCAAGTGGGATGTAAAGCATTTTATCAACATCAACTCCTATGGCGGTTAAGAACTGTGCATCTAGTGCTGATTCAGTATCAATGTATATTGCCACACCGTCTTGCTTTTGTGTAGAAGCAATTACGTGAGCTGCTAGGAGGGATTTACCGCTTTGCTCTAGGCCCGTAATCTCAACAATTTTACTAACAGGCAAACCCCCATTTGGTCTGTTAGAGATCGCCAAGTCGAGTGGTGTACATCCAGTAGATACCCAAGATGTAACATCTGTTGGTGATTCATCCCCGCCGTTGAGGAAGTAAGCAACTTTATTATATTCTTTACTGAACTTTTTATTTAGCGAAATTGCTAGTTCGTCAGTAAGACTTCCCCCATCCAGGGCTTTATTGTTGGATTTTTTAGCCATATTAACCGAATAAATCGTCTATTTTAGAATCGAGGTCAACTTTTTCTTTTACAGGTGACGTTGCCTCTACCGTTTCCTGTTCTTCACTTGGTGCTAAGTACTTTTGAAGTGATTCCTTCATTTCATCAAATGAGTACTTATTGAATAAATCAATAACATTCTTTTGGTTTTCAAGGAATGATTCAACTGTTTCGGCACTATCTGAAAGTGGGGTCTGAACTGGCTTAACACGAACAGTAGTTGTGTCGTACATTTTACCAGTTTCTGCTGCCGGAATAACTTCTACGGTAACATCCCGTCCCTGAGCAATGTCAGTAATGTCACCATAATCTTCATCCATCATAACTCCAAGGAGTTCTTGGTAAACCATCTTACCAAATTCCCAAAAACGTACACCTTTATCTTCCTCACCTCTAACAATTACAGGTGCGAACGTACGCATTTTAGGATAAAGTTTCTTTGCTAATGCCATATTGTCTGGGTCATTAGACTTACGTAATTGTGATGCAAACTCCAAAATCGGGTCAGACTCATCAAAATTTGAGAGTGACATCATTCTAGGTTTGTCTATACCGAAGTAGAAATACAATTCAGTAAATGGTATTTCTTTATTGTGCTTATAGGGCACAATACGAATAACTGATTTCTCACCGCTAGGTGGTTTCCAAAAGTTGGCTTTATAGTCTGATTTTGACTTGCCGTTGGACTTATTTTGCAAGCGGTCCATGCGCTTTCTAATTTCATCTAGATTCATGACCTTTTAATTTTGGGTAAATATAATACCTTAGGTCAGGGAATCCAAATTCTACCAGCGGGCCTTTACAAACAACTAAAATATCTTTCTCCCCTATCACAAAGGATAGTAACTACATTTTTAGCATACCCTTCTTCAATTAACCTTTCTGCAACTAAAAAATTAGCAGCTGCAGAAAAACCTACAAATAAGCCATAGTCTTTAGCTAATGATTTAGATTTTTCAACTGATTCTTCAGTAGGTACTATTTCAATACGATTGATATCATTTAAATCAACTAAAAACTTACTACCATCACCAATACCCTGAATACCATGTAAACCAGGCTCACCACCAGACATAACAGGTGATTCGGCTGGTTCTAAAGCTATTAATTTACATATAGGAAACTGGTTTTGGATAAATTTACCCGCACCCATTATTGTCCCTCCTGTTCCTGTTCCAGCAACAAATGCATCTACACAAGTGCCAAATGGAATATCTCTGCATATCTCCATTCCCGTAGTATACCAATGTGATTCTATATTGAGCGGGTTATGGAATTGGTTAAAATTAAACCAACCATTATCTTTGGCTAATTTATTTCTTAGTAAGATAGCAGCATCAAAGTCACCAGCAGGTACCTCTATTAACTCAGCACCAAATGATTTTAACATAACTTTACGTTCGTTACTCATATTAGAGGGCATTACTATAACACATTTAAAACCTAAATTAGCACTAAACATTGCTAATGAAATACCCATATTACCCGAGGTAGCTTCAACTATAGTATCTCCAGGTTTAAGTTTTTTAGTACGAATAGCTTCTTTAAGTATCCATGCTACAGGTCTATCTTTTACTGATCCTCCTGGGTTTAAAAACTCTGCTTTACCCCATAGAGTACCATTTGGGAACTCAAATTTTAGTAGGGGAGTATTGCCTACCGTATCTAATAATAACATAACCTTTTTTCTTTAAATTATTCAGCATATACTTCTTCTTCAGATTGTATAGGATCGGGATTTAGTGCAGCCTTTAAATTACGCCTTTGCCAATCATACGAATTTTCGTCTTTATTTATAGGACCACCTGCAGCCCATGTATTACAGGCACGTGCTGAGTGGCATTTAAATTGGTGCATCCAACAGTAACCTAATACACCCTTTTTAACAAGTTCACCAACTACTGGTCTATCAGAAAAAGCTTTTTCTATATCTTTTTGAGCCCCGGGTTCTTCTACAGGTTCGGAAACAGAACCAGGTATACAATCTAACATTCGTGGAGAAATATCAAAGGCAACACAATTAGCACATCTAGATTTAAATGCTGCTTTTTCTGTAGTTCCCCATTTTTTAGCTATTTTTTCCCAATAATCACCTGGTTCCTCAACATTTAAGGGACCATACATAATAAAGGGTGTAGTAATAGCTCTATCACGATTAAGTGTATTAACACGTAAATCTTGTGTTGCTGTAGGGCATTCTTTTACCCCTGCATCATCTATAGCTTCGTTGAGTAATTTTTTTAGTTTCATTCTACTTCAATTATAGTTTTTAAACGTGTTTTTACCTTTTTAAATCCACCAGGACGTGTTAATAATAAGCAATTTCGAAACCGTGTCCAATCCACCTGATACGTAGTATCTAAAACACCATTATTTAAGTATCTTATTACTTCATTTAAAGCATTTATAGTGTATAATGTATTAGTTTGTTTTTTCCTATGTACAAGAATTGTATTTGGCAATTGTAGGTTGTAGACTGGTCCGTCTATATTATAGGTTAACATTGTTTTATTGTCATCTAATGCAACTAGAACAAAAATCTTATTAAATAATATATCGTGCTCCTCTAAAATTCTTTCTACAACTTCATTTACCCCTTCATCTTGCAGAAAGGTGCAATAAAGTTTATTGTTCATTTGAGTATATATTGTGTTATTCTGTAATAAATATCAAATGTCCTTCAAAGAAGAGTATATATATCCTTTTTTAATTTTAATTGGAAAATCAGACGAAACTATTGACCTAATTGATTGAAGTGTTTCTTTACCATCTTCGACCGCAAAATCTATTAGTATAGAGTCATACACATATAAGATTATCTTACTTTTTTTACCCTCAAGTAACTTAAATAATCTAGATAACATTGTAAAATTATACTCCGTTTCAAATGCTTGGATATAATAATTAAATAGTTTTTGAGGTGTCATGTTTTTATAATTGCTTTTTAAAAGCTTGCGTCTCGCAATTACAGTTTTAACATAACCTTTAGTGTTAAACTCACTCCATAATGTGTTTATAAATTGTTGTGCTTTATTAAAATATTCGTATTTAAGATATTTACGATTTATCCCACCATACATTTGTTGGAATGTTAGTTCCTTACTTTGCTTATACATTTTAGCATCTACCTCTTCAGTATCAAAATACATTTTTGCCATTTGTATATGAACTGATTCGCTTTTATCTAATTTACCTCCTGATAAACGCGCTATAATTCGTGGGTGGTAACCCTCAAAATCCATTTCAATTAGTAAATCATTATCTGCTTCAAAGCCATCTCGCTCACCTGTATCGTGTTTTAAAGCTGAGAAATTAACGCTATTAAAGTTGTTTGTAGGGCGTCCTGTTGTTGTGCAAAAATTATACCATCCGTAAATCTTATTTTCATTAATGCTAAATTTCTCATTTATGTCAAAGTGTTTTTTAAACTCCTTATTAGTTTTAAAGCCCTCACTTACCATTTTTGCTAATGTAGGAGTTAATATTTCGTTATACCACCTATTTGATTCCTCACTCTTATAATTAAGTATATACGGGTAAATCGCATTAAATTCCTCCTCCAACGCCTCATAGTGTTTTGCAAGTGGAATGATTTTATTCACGTTATTCGCGCCATATTTGCGCTCATAGAACGTGTGAGTGCCCGTTTTAGGTAATCCCTCTAGTGGTTCATTTTTTAGTAAGTAGTATATACTTTGTATATCCGTATAAGGAAGTGTAGGGATGTATAGTAAGCTTTTTATTTTTTCTTTTACAAATATGTTTGTATAAGATTTTAAATAACTTATTGGTAATTCAAGCTCAAATGCCTCAGGATGGTTTAAATTAATAATAAATCCTTTCTCCTTACTAAACGAATAGATATAAAGGGCACTTAACGATTGTAATTTAGGGTGTACATTATCATTATTAGTAATAAATTGTAGGTAGCATTCACTACCCTCATCACTAAAAAATCTTTTTAATTGATCTTGCGTTTCTATAAGGTAGTACATACCTTAAATATACAAACAAATTTAGTAAGAGCCACCTCCTCCACCTCCTCCTCCTAAATTAGGTGATGAACTAATATTAACCTGTGGTGTAGTTGGAGAATATGTGCTCATACTAGGTTGAGGTGATTGAGGTGTTACATTAGATGTTGGTTGTATTGAAGATCCTGGATTTGTGTATCTTAAACGAGAATGGGGTTCTGAAATGTGTTTACCCCCTTCCATAGGTCCTTTATTAGGATGAATATGGTATTTTTCTCCCGCGGGAAAAGGAGTACCATCAAGGTATACTAATTCACCTTCTTGAGCGATAAGATTTTCAGTTCCTGAATCTGTTCCTGCTTCCATATCTCTAGCAAAGAAAATATATTCTAAAATATTACCAAATAAATATCCTATTCCTGGATAATTTTTTTCGGCTTTTAATATATTAACATTATTTATTGTTTCATCTTCTAAGGACCATAGGATTCTACCGGGCAAATATAATGTATTATTATATTTCCCTTGAATTAATTCTTTATAAACAGTTTTATTAATTTCGTATAAGCTAGTAGGGGAATTTTTTCTCTTTGCAAAGTACCTATAAAAATAGCCTTTAGTATAATCTTCTTCTGTTGGTGTAGGTTTATTATTAGGTGGTTGCTTTCGTTGTTTAGCTTTATTATAATAAGGTTTATTTAAAACGTGGTATATTTGACTTGTTTTAGAAGCATCTAAGTTTTTAGATACTTGATCTATAAGTTTTAATTCATCACCTAAATTAGCTATGTTATTTCCTTTAAAAAATTTAGTTCCATACTGTATATAATCCCCAATGTATTCTTTTTGGGTTTTAGGGTTATATAGTTCTTTCCCTTTGGTAGATAAAAATTTAACTTTATTTTTAGGTATAAATGCCATTATATTCTATATTCTTCTATTTCACCTCTATCTGCTTGAGCTATAGATTCCCTTATAGTTGATGATGCTTCAGTTCCTTTACCCCATGACATGTGGAAATGTTTTCCGGTTGCTGCTTTAGTGGGATCATCGTATTCATTTATAAAACGTGCTAAATCATTTTCACCTGCCGAAAAACCCCGTAATATTTTATCTACTTTTCTTATATTAGTTTCAGTTGCAGGGGAAATTGTAAAATCAACTGCCCTTCCATCTTTATGTCGGCTACGATAAGATAAGCCTTGGTGATATTGATCATTACCTCCAGTAGCTCTGATTTTTAAATCGGGCATTTTGCGTTTTATTTTTCTAAATACGGCTATAGTATAATCTGCCATTTCAGGGGTTATATCGCCCCCATTAGAAAGTTCTTCTCCCTTTTCTTTGTATCCAAATTGATTAAGTGCTGCCCTTAGTCTATCAGCATTAGGTGTATTACTATTAGTTGGTGGTGGTGGTGGCGGTGGGTTAGTAGTAGAGCGTGTAGATTCAGGTATTGTCTGGACTACATCTATCCTTACCCACCCCTGTCGTTTTCCTTTGCTATCACTAATAAAATCTCCATCACCTTTACCTGCTCCTTTATTAGTAAATTCATCTACATATTCACCACTTGAGAAAGTATTTTCGTCCATGTTAAACTTATACCAAATTACTTCTCTTTCTCCTAAAACTCCAGTAACCCCTTGATTAGCAATTTCAGTTACAGTTCCTAATAATAAACCTTTATTACCAGGTTTTATAGCACCTATAATATTATCATCTAAATCAAAGAAACCAGTATCATTATCTACGCGAGGTTCTTCTCTAATATAAGTATACCCTTGTGGATTTCCATTAGAGTCATTAAATATAATATTACCATCACTATCAAATACTCCATTTATTTTAACGTAAATTTGGTCTCCTACAGATACACTATCTAAACCGGGATCTATAAGTGTTTGTTCATCGCTGATTTCAAAATCCTCATTACCTCTTAAATCTTCATCAAAATATATAGGTTCGCTTTCATCAAAATTATTAGAATCTGGTTTTTCAATTCCATAATTTTCACCAGGTAATATAATCATTTTGCCATTAATATCAGTTGTCCAGTCTTGTCCTGCGTTTATTTTTTGACTTTCTCCAAATACTACAAATCCTATATTAGCACCACCTTCTACATTACCTCTATATGCTCTAGGTAATCTAGTAGTATCAATTTTAAATACATTACCTATTACTATGCCAGAAATACCATCTAAAGTCATACTAAATTCTAAAGGAATTACTGATGATGCATTAGTTTCTTTAGTTTCTAAGTTATACTCTTGCATAACGTTAGTTTGAGCTTTTTTTAAAGCAGTTTTTAAATCATCTATTTGAGATGTAGAATCTTCAATATTACTATTTTCTGCCCCATTAATGGTTTCAAAATATGTTCTTTTTAATTTATTAAAAGCTACCATACTTTCTTGTCTATCCCTTTTTAATTTAGCTAAAGGGCTTTCAAAAGTAGTTCTAACACTGGGGTCATTAGAATCTCCATAAAATAACCTATTTTTTATAGCTCTATTAAAAGCATTAAAGGTTACATCTTCTATATCTTGGGGATCACCAGGATCCTGAGCATGAATAGCTATAGTAGACTTTAAAGCGTCTGGTATTTTAGCTTCTAAATTATAGTCTCTAACTATACTATCTTTTGCCTGTACTGGCACTTCAAAAATTTCTTCTATATTAGCTACATCTTGGTGATCAACTGGTAAATCTATAATATATGCTTGGTTAGGGAAATCATTATCTACTTTAAAAATAAAATTATGCATAGGACAAGCTATATTTACATCATCCCATACTTTTTTTATAAAACTGCCTAAATCCGGATCTTCTTGGTCTCTAATAGTAGCATCATATGCTTTCATCAAATTTCTTATATTCAAAAAGATACCTCCTATAAAATTTTGGTTTTGTTCCCCATTACTATCAAAAGCAACAGTGCTTGTAGGACCGCCTGTAAATGCTGTTCTAAAACCCCTAGCTAGATAAGCGTTACTTCCTTCAACTAAGTCCCAAGCCCCTTCCCAAAATCTTCCCCAACCGGTCTCAGATGATAAAGTATCTCCTAAAGATTCATCTGCAAACATATGAGGTAATAAACATATAGCTGGGTCACAGCTTATATCTAATTGGGTTTTATTATCTGAATTATTAAATTGAACATAATATAAAGGGTCTACTTTAGGGGGATTATTTCCATCAGGTATAAATCTTACAGTATTAACTTCTACTGTAACTTCTCCCTTTTCGTTCTTAGGTATAGCATATTCAGATAAAAGCCATGCAAATAAATCCCATCTTATATAAGAGGTATTAATAAAGCTATTAAAAGCAGCAGATTGGATTTCTTGATCTTTACGTAAAATAAAATTATCTAATGCTAATTGTTTTTCTAGTGGAGATGTAAATTTTTGTAGTAACGGAAAGTTTTGTTTTATGTCATTTATAACGGCCTCAGTTACGTCACTAGAATTATCTACATCATTCCAAAAACCTGGTTTACTTACCGAGTCCGTATCTAGTTTTTCAGCGTATTTTAATAAAAGTAATATTATAGCTTTTACAGCATCAGGTTTTTTAATTTCTTCATCTGTTTCTTCTACAACAAACTCTACTGGGAGGTTTTCAGGACCAGGGATTTTAAAAGGAATTATTTTTAAACTATCTAAAGATTCCCCCATAGAAGATATTTCACAATAACAATCAAAACCCCCATCTGGGCGAGCTTTAAAACCAAAATTATTTATAAACCCTAAAAATCCATCAGCATTACCATTAGAGTCTATTCTTAATTGATTTATAGCTTTATAGAGATCATTTTGGGTAATATTTTTTGAAAATAAATCAACACCATCAGTTTCTAAGATTTCAGCTATTGTTGGAAGATTACTAATTATAGAATTACTATTATCTATATAAGGACTCCATCCCCACTCTATTACTAAAGGGTAACCAGGACGTAGGTATAATAACTCCATAATTTCTAATTGGCGTAAACTATGGACTACAAAACTAAGTTTAGCTGAACGTAAAGAACCGTATGCTGTTTTAGTTTCAATGTCTAAAGATGTAATTCCAGGCATTGGAACTTGTCCATAGCCTTCAATATTATCTCCTTCGGAAGCTAATAATGGATCTCCATATGCACCATTAATACCTCCTTTAAATCCTATACCTCCTTGTAAAACAAATCTTTTAGATAATTGTGAACCATTTAAAGATTCAAATCCTTCATTTAAACTAATGTTTATATCTTGGTTATAATCAACTAAAGAAGTAGCCCTTATAACACATTGTTTAGTCTGTTGCCATACTAAAGCGTTATTATCTTTAACGGATTGGGCTTGTATTTGTCTTCTAACACCAAGTTGATTTTTAACAAACCCTCTAAATGTTTCTTTAAAAATACTCATCTATTAGAATTAAGTCTATTATAAGCTCTTATTATAGGTTCAGGGTTTAAGGGTATTCTTATTTGTAATCCTTCTTTACATACATAACTATCTCTTCTTAATTTATTAGGATTAGCTATTGTTATTACCCACCATAAAGAGGGATCATTATAAAACTGATGTGCTAAAATATCTGTTCTATCCCCAAACTCAGTTTCAACATATATATCGTCTAAACTTTCAGGTATATTAGGATAAATGGGATTATTAAAATATTTTTTACCCTGAAATGTTTTTTTAATATTTAAATTATTATATCTATTCATATTATTAATCTCCTAAAAATGAACCGGGTAAATATGTACCAGTACCTGTATTTGTTCCTATATTATTGCCCTGGGGTAAAAGACTTGGATCTAATGCTACTGTAGGGGGTTGTAAACCAGGTAAATTTACTTGGGTATTATCTCTTTCTGCTATGATAGGATCAAATTGTATAGGTGGGGGCAATACTGCTGTTTTCGGTTGTGGTCCTATATTAGTTTCAACTATTTCATCCGCCGCGGATTCCGGTTTAGTTTGTACATTAGGGATAATATATGGTGTAGTAATCTTATTTTCAGGAACAAAATTATGAATCGGAATAAATGCACAACTTACATCTAAAGCATGTGGGTGTTGCGTTATAGAATCTTCTAAATTTATTTCCCATGGGTATTTAGATGACCATTTTAAACTTACATTAGTAAAAAATCCTGGAATATCATCACACCAATCACCTATTGTTAATCTACTAAATTTAGGTCTAATTCTTCTTTGGGGAGAATATTCTGGTGAAGTTTGTGCTACTAAATAATTTAGTTTTTGATATAGTGGAAGTAATTCTTGTCTAGTATGAGCTGCTATTTTAAAACTAAAATTAATTTTTCTTTCAAATTCATTGTAAGTATAAAACTTTTCTGCCCTACCATTATATTTGTAGCTATTATAAGCACCTGTATAGTCGTCGTTTAAATCATCTAAGTAGGCTCTAAATACTATTAAATCTATTTTTGATGGGTCTACAGTATCAACTACAGAAATTCTAAATTTAATAAAATCTGTAGGGATGTCTTCTATACTATTAAGTTCTTTATATTGTTGAATAGCATATGCGTTAACATTATCAATAGCCCCTACATTTACTACTTCATAATCTATTTGCCCATCTTTTTCTATTTGCTCAAAAGGACTTCCTACATTACCTATACCAAATTTTTTATTTAAGCTATCTTCGGTTTTAAAAAAAGGTATTTGAAGATTATTATTTCTATAATCTAGATCTTTATCCGTATTTAAGTTATCGTATTTTTCAAGGGGAGCAGCTTGATTAATTCTAACTTTTTGCCTAAATTCTTCTTCGTTATATCTTTTAATTAATCCCATTATCCAAAGTTTTCAGAAGGTAATCTTCTTAATGTATTAATATCACCACCAGGACCAGAAGAAGCAAAGTTATCATTAACAACCCTAACATTACCTTGGCCTTCTTTTAATGCTGCTACCATTTGTGGAACTAAAGCCCTTATAGTAGTTTCTACAGTAGATGCAACTAATGGTTCTATGTTAGCCATAAATACTTCAGTATTAGTTTCTTCTTCAGCAGCAGCAGCACCAGCTTGTGTACCTGCTCCTGCTATAGGAGCTACCACCCCAGGAGAAGCTGTTGTTACTCCTGGGTCACCACCACCTCCTGTTGTAGCTGTTGCTACCCCAACTGCAGCTATTCCTCCTACTACTGTTAAAGCTGCTAGTCCAGCAGGGCCTAAAAGCATTAATCCCGCTAATGAGGCAGTAAGACCTACAATAGAAAGTGCTAAAGCTGCTACTTTACCTATGTCTAATAATTGAATAGATTCTGCTACTTTTACAAATCCATCTGCTAACATTGAAATCCCCTCACCCGCGATAGATAAAGGTAATAATGCTATTCCTAAAGCTGCTATTGCTACAGAGCCAGCAACTATAAGAGGAGCAAAAAGACCAAATCCTGCAGCTGTTAATCCTAAAACTCCTAATGCAGCTGCAAACCCTAACATTGTAGCTGGGTCTATGCCTTCTAATAAACTAAACGCTAACGCAGTAGCTGCTATAGGGATAGCTAAAGTAGTTAATGCTAATGCACCTAAAGCTACAACAGGAAGCATACCACCTAAAATAGCAGCGGCTGCTCCTAAAATTCCTAAAGAAACACTAAATGCTATTATAGCTCCTGGGTCAACCCCTTCTAATAAACTAAAGGCAGCAGCAGCAGCCGCAATAGGAATTGCTAAAGCAGTAAGGGCAAGTGCTCCTTTCAAAATATTAACCAGATTTTCACCAAATGCACCAATACCCCTAGATACGGCTTTTAACCCACCTTCAATAGCAGGTCCCGTAGCTCCTAATAAAGCTAAACCAGGTGATGCTACTGCTAATGCTAATAAACCAGGACTAGCAATTAATAAACCTGCCGAACCAAGTAATATAGATCCAGATCCAAATTCTTTAATACCTCCTGCTATACCTTCCATAGCAGCTTTAAATTCTTCACCTTTAATTTGGGCAATTTTACTTAAACCTTCTACAGACTTACTTAAAACAAATAATCCAGGTGATGCTACTAATAAAGCTAAACCGCCTTTTACTACTTCCATACTAGCAAAGGCTTTAAGGCCCTCAGCTATATTTTTCATTTTTTCTTTAAGCATAGAACCATCATCTGCTACCGTAGGGATATCTGCTACATCACCAGCACCTTCGGCTAAATTAGGGGCACCTGTAGGAACTGCTCCTGGTTTAAATACTCCCGCAGCATTAGCTGCTTCTTCACTTACCATTCTACCTGTAGCAGTATCTCGGAATCTGCCTCCCCCAGCCATTCGAGGATCAAATACTATACCAGATGCCTGATCTTGGGCACCTGTAAAGCCTGCTCTAATTTTATCAAAGAATCCTTTAACTCCTTCTCCACTTCCACTAAAGGTATCCATTATCTTTTTACCAAAGTTAGTAACAGATTCTCCTAAACCTTTAAATTTATCTACTATACCACCTACTGTAGCTGATATGCTAGTAAAATTAAGTGCAATAAGACCGGCTGCTATAACTTTTAATATATTAGGTACTTTGGTTAAGAGTGTAGTAAACATCTTAACTGGAGTTAATATAAAGTTTAAAGCTGCAGCTACAGGTCCTATAATTACTGAAGCTACGTCTACTATAGCATCTAATAATTCGCCAACAGGACCACCTAATAATTCTCCAAATAATCTTTGGAGTTTCATAACGGCATCGTTGAATTTATCCTGGGCGCTTCTTTGTTCTTGTATTTTAACAACTGCTTCTGCTAATGATATATTTTGGCTATCAGCCATTTGTTTTGCAGCTGTTAACTGTTCGTCAGTTAAATCTTTAGCTCCAGCAATTCCTTGGTTAATTGCTTCTTGTCTAATTAAAACACCACTTAATTGGTCAACATTCATACCAAGTGCCTCAGCAAGCTTTTGTCTTTGTAAGACATTCATACTTTCAAATTCACTTATAGTACCTACTTGGCTAGCTATTTCTTTAGCTAATGTTGCCTGATCTCCTGCTAACGCAGCCGCCCTAGCTCGTTCGAGATTTAGTTGTTTACCTGTGAGTAATTCGGCTTGAAGTTCTGATTCAATACTACCCTGGAAATCAAGGAGTTTATTGGATATAGCGTTTAAATCGCCTAATTCTATACCTAATTTTTTGACTTCAGCTAGTGTTTTACCAATAGCTTCTGGTTGCCTACCGAATAAAATTAATTGTTCATTAGTTAAATCGGCAGTATCCGCCATGATTTCTTTCATATTGACGGTAATACCCAGTGTTTTTGCTTGTTCCGCAGCAGCTAGTGCTGATTTACCCGCAAATTCAGTAGCACTTTCACCAGTTGAAGCACTTGCTAAAGTTAATTTAGCAGCTTGTTGCGCTGATAAACCAATTTTTTCTGATAATCTTACAAAATTGACAAGTGTATCACCACTAAATTGAACCCCTAAACTTAATTCTTTATTTAATTCTGATTGGGCTGTTAATATTCTTTCAGAATTAATAGCAGTATCCATAGTATTAGCTGAGATACTAGTAAATTCATTTCGAATTCTAGTAGCTTGGGTTTCAGTTACACCTAATCCTTTAGATATATTAGTAACTTCAGAGTTAAATTGTATTCCTTTAGTAACTAGGAAAGTAAAAATAGTAGCAGGATCAGTTAGGGCATCTTTAAGGTTACCAAAAGATTTTTGTAACATCTTACTCATAGCAAGAGTGCGATTACCTTCTTCACCAGATTCTCTTAATTCCTGTTTTACAGCTTCTATGTCTTCTGCTTTAAATACTGCAGATAATCCTGGAATTTTACCTAATCCCTTGATTAATTCTCCAGTAATACCCATAGTTTTATTTAGGGTTTTTTCTCTTTCTATAGATTTTTCTAATTCAGCATTTATAATAGCAAACCTATCTCCCGTTTCTCCGGTAACATTATTAAAATCAATAGCAGACATTAAGCGAGCTTTATCTTGATCGCTCATACCTCTAAAGATGCCTTCTTTAGTTCTTAAAAATTCTAAATCTTCAGAACTAATATCTTTACCTCTGTTAAGGTTGTCTACGATTTCTTCTGCTCGGGTTTTTTCTTCTCCTCTTAGATTATTTAGGTTAACCTGTGCTAAACCCCTCTCTACTTCATTAGCTAAATTAGCTTTATCAACTGCTAATTTTTCTCGTGCTTTTTCTAATTCTTTTAAAGACATTACATTAGTCAAATTCCTATCATCACGAATCTGACTTGTAATATTTCTAATATCTCTAAAATTCTTTAATACGTTTCTACCTAAGTCACCAGAAGTTCCTAAATCTTCAACAATATCATCTAACTGAGTTCTAACGTAATTAAAGTCATCACCTAATGCTTGCGCGTATTGTTGTGACTTTAAAAGTTCAGTGTTTAATTCGTTGGTTAAATTGTTTAATTTTTGCTGGTTATTGCCAGCGGCCGCAAGAGCATCACGGTATTCCTGTTCTCTTTTATTTCTAAGTTCTTGGCTTGTACCAATCTGCTGCTCATACTGTAAATACTCTTGTATAAGCCGATTGATTTGTTCTTGTAAAGCTCTTGTTTCTTCTGGTGTCGCCATATTATAGAAATATTCCTATATAAATATAAAAAAATACAAGGCAGTGGTAATCACTGCCTTGAATTTAATAGTCCGTATCTACTGATTCGTCTCCTTGCGGTTTTGTAATAGGTGCTTCTGGTAAATTATTCCAATCTACATTTAAATTATTTAATGAATCTTGGATTTTTTCACTTTCAGATTTACCTTGTGATGCATCTTCTTGCTTTTTATGGATATCACTAATTTTATTAATATAGTAACGTCTTAAAAAAACCGGCATATTCCAAACTTGTTCGAAACTAAATCCTCCCTGTCCCCAATAGACGAGGTCGAACACCTCATCATATATTACTGGTTTATACCTGGAGGTCAGGCCAAAAGAAGTTCACTCCGATGGGAATTTGGACATTTTGAACAACGGTTCCGTCCTCTCCTTCGAAGTTAAACGAAAGATCTACATCAGGGGATACATCCTTAATATAGTTTCTTAACGCTCTTGAATCAACTGCAAGTAATTCAGTATCAACAAATTCTCTAATGGTTTTATCATCAGTATCACCATCAACTGCTGTAATGGTGTGTTTTAAGCGTGTAGTTAATTCTGCTTCACGCTTCATTTTTCTTAAATTTTTAAGTTCTAATTGGATATTATTTTCATCTCCCTGAGTTAGAAACTTAAAATTAATCTTTTTACCTGATATTGGTAATTCAAATACAAAGTCATTGGTATTAGGAGTTTGTATTAGTGATTCATTTAATTCTTTATCTTCTACTAAAGAAAGATCAATCATTACTTCTTCATCTTCCCCAGTTTTAGGATTAGTGTAATTAAATACATAATGGGGACCATAACCATATACTCTTGCAGCTACTAAAATAGCATTTTTATCACCTATTAATAGATCATTAAACCTAATGGGTGATACTACAAGTGCTTCTAAAAGTTTATCTATTACTACACCTGTTTTAATAAAGCTTTGGTTAGTTAAAATGTCCTCTTCTTTAGCGGTCATATACTTAACTTCAATAGTACCGTCTTTTAAGGGAGAACCTTCAGGATACAATAAACCCTTTGAGGGTAGTGCAACCTTTTCTGTTTGTAATTTTTTTTCAGCCATTTTTATAACTTATTTATTGTTGCATATACATATATGAATAAATAAAGAGAAGCGCCAAAAGGCGCTTCTTCTTTTAAATATATTAGTATTAAATTAGTATCTTAATACGCAGTAATCCATGGCCATAGTCATTTGGATTGTTTGGGCAGCATTACCTGTAGACCAATCAGCATCCTGGAAGTTAAGGTCTTTAATGAAAGCCCCTTTAATTTCCCATAACTCAACAACATCACCAACGGGACCTAAAGACTTAAAATTAATATCTCTTTTATAGAAGTCCTGATAACCATCTCTACCTGTTAGGGCTTCATGGTGGGATCTGAACCAGTTCATAACAGATTGGGCACCTGAAGGGTTAATAGGATCATATAATTCACAAGTTATATCTTGCCAATTAACTTTGCCTTTTAATTTTCTTTTCACATTAATATGATCGAGAACAATTTCTTCAAATTGGGGTTTGGGTCTATCTGCTTTTTTTACTAAATAAGCAGGAACGCCTTCAATTTCAAATACGAATCTATTTTTAGTTTTAGGTTCGTATGATTTATAAAACATACCTATTTGGTCAGGGTTGTTATTCGTAATGATTGCCATAGTTTTTATTTTTAATGTTGTTGTTGTTGTTGATTATACATATATTAATCTGTAAAAGAAGTGCCAGTTGGTGTTAGAATAAAGTCAAGTAGTATAAATTCGGCTGTTTTAGTAGGTTGTAAGAATACTTGACCTACTAATTGGTTACTGTCTATTACATCAGATGTGTTTAATTCACCATCCATTTTAACTTTAAAAGCGTATAATCCTGATCTTTGCACCAAACTATCTAAGTAAGGGGTTACTTGTTTAACGAATGTTTCTCTTGTAGCTTCAGTATTTTGTTCAAACACTACATTGCTAGCAAATCCGTTAATAACATCCTTTACATCAAGTAGCAAACGTCTTACGTTTACCCTATCTAATGCACTGCTAGCTTGTTGTAGTGTCTTTTGACCAAATACTACGACACCTTGTCCAGGGAATGTAGCTAGTGGGTTTACTTTAGACACGTATAAATCGTCTCTTTGGGCTTTACTTAATTTAGTCTCAACCTTAGTAACATTCCTTAAACCACCTCTATTTAAACCAGCAGGAGCAAACCATGGAGCAGCTATTGCATCTGTTTGAGAGTATACTCCAGGTATTACAGTTGATGGGGGTGCCCAACAAGTTTTACCTAATTCAGGGCTTGCAACTTGCACCCACGGATAATAAGAAGTGGCAAATGAAGTGTCTAATTCTTCTGCTTTTTCTTTAACAGTAGCTACATTTTGATTATACCCAACTAAATCTAATACGAATAGATTATCACCTCTTACTTCTGTGTTAGATATAATAGTATCTACTGTACCACTATGGTTTTGTTGGCTTAAGCCCGGGACTATAAGAGTTTTAAATTTAAATTCTTCTTTATTAGAAAGAATAGATATTGCTTTAGTGTAATCAGTAGCTACAAGACCTTGTATATTAGTTGCTGTTGATGATGATCCATAAAGTGCTGCAAAGGGAGGGAAATTATTTCCTACACCTCCGGCAAGAGCGCCACTTTGTGCTAATGGGATTAAATTTTCAAAAGTAACATTATTTGCATCAGTGCTAGGTGACCCAGCGGCATTTAGATAACGGTATGTAGGAGTATCTACTCGACTGATTCTAACATATTTTGATTTATTAGGAAACTCACCATTTATTATTACAGAAGTTACTCCGTTAACGGTATTAGTAGTTTGGTTTTGGTCTCCAATAGCCTTAACAATATAGTTAGGATTTAGTGGGTCAAGAGATAAGTTAGTAAATTGTTCTAAAATTAAAGGTTTAGAAGTTTTATCATCACCTCTTCTTACTACTAAGGTAAAGGTTCCAGATTTTTTATTTATTCCTGTAATTTCCCATCTAATGTTATCTTTATTACCATTAGTTAATATACCACCAGCTGTTTCAGATCCAGCACTGTTTAAATATTCTCCTTGTCCTAAGGATTTAATTTCAAAGGCATTTGAAGCTGTATTTGCTAAATCGTCTTTTACTAAAGTAACTACTAAATCTTGTTGTGATCCTGCTGTACCTCCTAATGACTGTGAAGGGAAAGTAACTACATCACCTATAGCAAATGTTCCGTTTTGACCTGTTACTGTTATAGTACTAACATTTGTTTCAGTATCTAAAACAATAGATGCTGTAACAGAGGTTCCTGTACCAGTACTAGTAACTGCTGAGGAACTTACTCCCGCATATGTGTCTACAGCACCAGAAGGTTGGGTTGTAATAGAATTTTTCAATTCATTAACAGCAAAGCTAATAGATCCTAAACTATTTACTACAGATCCTGAAGCAGCTGAAAAAGAAGACGCTGAAGGAGCAACTCTTACTACAAGGGCAGAAGAACCACCATTATCAAAATAGTTCCTAACTGCTAGATTAGTATATAATTCATAAGCCTGTGAGCCAGATCTTAATACAGTTCCGTAAACTTCTTTAAATTGATTATAATTAGTTATATTAGTAGGAATTTCTACTGGGCCTCTAGGTGTAGGGCCAATAATTGCCATACCTGAAGGATCGGTACCTTGAAGGGTAAATGATCTATCAGTTTCTTGTAAAAGAACACCTGGTGATAGTAATGTTTCTGTTGCCATATTATTTTATATTAGTCGGTAAATGAAGCACCTGTGGGAGTTAAGATAAAGTCAAGTAGTATAAATTCGGCTGTTTTAGTGGGTTGTAAGAATACTTGGCCTACTAATTGATTTGCATCTATTATATCTGAAGTATTTAATTCGCCGTCCATTTTAACTTTAAAAGCGTATAATCCTGATCTTTGTACTAAGCTATCAAGATATGGAGTTACTTGTTTAACGAATGTTTCTCTTGTAGCTTCAGTATTTTGTTCAAACACTATATTACGAGCAAATCCATTAATAACATCTTTTACATCAAGTAATAATCTGCGTACATTTACTCTATCTAATGCGCTACTAGCTTGTTGTAGTGTCTTTTGACCAAATACTACTACTCCCTGACCAGGGAATGT